AGTGATCTCATAGGGGCTTTCCGTGTTCGGTTTCCACGCTTTGACCCTGGACATCAACACGACGCTCAAGAGGTGGTTCTTTTGCTCATAGACGTTTTCGAAGAGTCACTCGGAAAGGAGTTTATCACAGACCTCTTTAACGGCGACGAGTCCCAGGAGACGGCATGGGAAGGAGGGACCTCCACAATCACTACTCAATTTACGACACTTATTCTAGATGTGTCTGAACCCTGCCGTCTCCAGGATTTACTTGAGGACCGACAAAAATCAATTTTAATTCAAAATTACAAAGACGAAGGGGGTGGTGACCATGAGGAGGCTCGGGTGACCAGTACGGTGACCCGGTGGCCAAAGTTTACCAATTTTTCCTTTTCAATGTACGACTATAAATTTCCAATCGAAATTCCTTTTGAGTTTGAGGAACGTAAGCTCTTTGCGTGTATCCTACATATGGGACATAAGCAAGGAGGACATTATGCTTTACTGGTGAGACGATATGATAAGTGGTACATTAAGGACGATGAAACGATTCATGAAGTGTCGGATATATTAAACATGAAGGGGGAGTTTTATCAAGCATGGTATCGTCCGAAGCGCTCACTTGGTTAACTCTACAACCTTGATATCTTCCCTTAGATTCACCATGGTCCGGAAATACGTGCGGCGATTATTTGCGTGCGTCTTGTCGGTCCGGACCTTTTCCACAAAAAACCCTAGGTCGCCGTACCCACACTCCACGATCGTCCCGTCAGACAAATCAGGTCGCTGATTTCTTGTGTGCAAGTCCGCCTCCTTATAAGGAACCCCGCGATCCTGGACCCATAGCTCATACCCATTTCTCAACTCGAAATCGATGGTTATTCTCTCCTTGGGTTTCCACTTGAACATCGTCTCGTGAGTTCCCATGCGAATAGGCTCGTTGATAGGCGTAAGAACGAGACCATCCGTCTCGTACTCATAGGTGTCCAAAGCGGGCAATTGTTCAGAACCCCACACGTACATAGTCTTGACCCGAATTTCAAAGGGAGCTTGTGCCGTTTTGATGATTCCCTTGACCGCCTTGCGCGCAGCGTCGAGTCGATAATTCAGGGGCTGGCTCGTGAGAGTTTCCCCCTTGACACGCACGGCATCGTGAATCACAAATAGCATCTTGCCCACTTTTGTTTTCACGAGTTCTCCATCGAGTAAAGTGTCCTTGGGTACGCGAATTTTGACCGGCTCAATAACAAACGCGCGGTTTACCAAAAACACCCCCTCTTCAGTACTCGCAAGCAAGTGACGCACGCCATCGGTTTTTTCGCAGACGAAATAGGGCTGACGCTTAAGCAAGGAAAAGTGCCTACGCTCGATCGAGACGGGTTGGGGTCCTGGAAATCTGGTCCCGTCAGATTTCCACGACTCTTGAATGAAATTCAGCAGGGCTTCGCCCATCTGAGTTTCTTGACTATTAAGACGTTTGTTTGTTTAAGGCTGTGACATTACACGAAAATTTTGTGTTGCGGCGCAATTAGCAATTCAGCCTCGTGGCGCCGGATATCGTAGGTCTCCATAAGCGTCGCCCAAGTCCACTTTGCTTCCATGAGCAGTTTCTGCGTCTGTTGCTGAAGAGCGTCTGGGGTCCGCAGCATATACTCGGAAATGTAGTCGAAATCAGGATACTTACCCTCGAGCAGGAAATCGGTCACGTGGCACATCAGGTCCAGCTTTTCCTCGTCAGTGTACTTGTGACCCTGCCGGGAAAGCCCGTCGCGGGCATGGGCAAAAGCCTTTGACGCCTGGTGACCCTTGAAAAACAGCTTCTGAGCTAGCTCCTGGATTTCAGGGTCAGTATGCCGACCATACTCGAGCATACGGGCATAGAGCATGTAGAGCTCCTCCATCTGTGTTTGTCTTTCTTGTCCCTAACCCATCCCATGCGTCGGCAAGACACGAATTTTTAAGGCTCCAACCTAACACCTGAAGCCTCGAGGATATTCCCGAAACACTCGTGAACGAAGTGGCACACGACAATCGCCTCGGACATGACCCCGATCTTGATTCCAAGATTCTTGAGCGTCTTGAACATATTTTCCGGGGGACCCTCGAGTGGGAGCTTGATGGGTTCCTTGCCGCCCCGGAGCTTTTTATCGACCGGCTTGGTATCCATAGCCCATACGCGCGCATTTGTATTTTCACACTCGTAGAGACCATCTGCGAGCTTTCTCCCCACCTCGGTATCAAATGCAAGACCGCGCTGTCCCACAGGCTCGCTTGAACCCTCCTTGGTTTTCTTGGTAAACTGCTCCCAGTTAATTCCCTCCTTGACTGAGGGGAAAACCACGACTTGAACACCCTTCTCAAAAGGGTCGACAACCTTTGAAAGAATTTCGTTGTTAAGATTTGTTCCATAGTCCATCCAGAAGAGGCGCTCACCGGTCTTTATCAGCTTGGGCAGAGTCGACCGATCCTCGACAAAGTGAACCTCGAGGTGCTGACCCTTCTGCATACACAGCATATGGAGGTTCATCATGGTGTGAAGGGTCGTCGCACTGATAGACTTGTTGCGAGTCACTGCACAAATATGAAGAACGGTCATTTAATTTTAAAAGAATATAAGCCTTATCTAGGTCCTTTTTTAAGGTTATCAATTGCCCAAAGTGGTTGTAAATTTGTCCAATTAAAACACTTTTTTTGCTCTTCAGGATCTTCAAGATTAAATGATGCGCATGGTTTAATATGGTCTACGTGCCACTCTTTCCCGTAATTAGTCCACGTCATTCCAGGTGCAAATTCAGCTTCTAAAAAAATACGCACATCATCGGGGGTGCAACCTAAAAGTTCAAACGTAGGACCCGACTTGACAGTGGATGCGTTTTTTATAGCTTGTTTGATCCGACTTCTCAAATTCATTTTCAAACGAAAATAATCATCAGTTTCTAGCCTTAGTTTCGTGTATTCACTCTGCTTTTTTGATAAAATTTCTCTGTTATTTTGACGATATTCCTCCTTTTTCTTGAGAATATCGTCATGATTCGATTCACGGTATTTTTTTGATTGTAGTGCTACTTTAGGTTTGTTATTTTCAAAGTAGTTTTTACCTCGAGCTTTACAACACTCTTTGCATTGTGATTCATACACATCTCTATCCTTTCGATAATAAAAATCAGTAAACTGTTTTTCAATAATACAAGATGTACAAACTTTTGTAGGCATTACTTCATACACTCACCGTCGCCTTAAGACGATCCTCCAACTTTCCTTGGAACCGGATATTTCCAACGTGTCCTAGAACAGTCATACAATCGGCAAAAATCTGCCCACCCATCTGCTGCCAACGCCGGCAAAAGGCGTAATCCTCCGAGAGGTACCGGCGCGTCTGAGGGTCAATCATACAGTCAAACACAGCCACGTACTCGTCCAGGTCCTTATTCTGGTGGTCGTTCACACAATTGAGCTCGGGGTAATGAGCAAACATCTTTCTGAATACATCACGCTTGATAAGCAGGAAACCGGTGGGACCGTCCAGTACCTCTGCGAACCCATCCTTGATTTGGGTCTGCTGGTACCGGAAGTTGAGAACGAGGGACGCGGCGACGCGTGCGAGGTCGCGACCAGACTCACCGGATTTCACATAGGCTTCCGCCTGGTCCCACATCACAGTCTTTTTGGGGTACGCGGCACACGAAACCTCGTGACCAGACTTGATGAGACGGACAACCGACTCGGGGTCAAAGTGAATATCTGCGTCGATAAAGAGAAAGTGGGTCGCTTGGGTCTTTTGGTAAAAACGGGCGACAGCTAGGTTACGCGCGCGGTGGACAAGGGACTCATTTTCTGTGGTGTCGAGCATCATTTGGATGCCATTCGCTGCACACGTGCGCTGGAGACGAAGCATGGACTCGGCATACGCTTGGAGACAAATACCACCGTAACAAGGTGTGCTTACAAATAATATAATTCCAGACATTTCTATTTCAAACAAGTTCCTTTTTAATTATAGCCTCAATCTTACTTAGAGTCGGCTCAGAAACTTCACAAATTCTGCAAATCTCCTTCTTGTCCGGCTTGAGTTCGAGCTTGCTCAAAACGATGTAGATGACCGCGCACGCAATCGCCTTGGGCGTTCTTCCCATGAGCTCCACGCACTCCTCCAGCGATTTACAAACCTTGACAATCTTGCACTTGACGCGCCCCTTATCATTCTCCGGAATGCACGATATACCATTGATAAAACGGGGAATAAGATCGGCAGGCTGCGTCACGTGGATCATCGTGTCAGGATTTTGCTCCTGATACATATCAAAAGTCCTGGAAATATCTCTTGAAGGAATTTGAAACGCATCTGCAATTTCCTTGGTCGTCCGAGACACATTATTCTCGCGACACGCCTGGAACACGCAATTCGCCTTGATGCCGTTGCGCACAGCTCCTCTTGTCAAGACTGCACTATTAAACGCCCGGTACTTGATCGTTGCATCGTAAATCACGTTATCAGTCAACTTGAGCACGTCTTTGCATATCCTAGTAATCTCAGCATAGGCATAAAACAGAGCACGATCTTTGTGATTCATAGAAGCGTGTAGATTTAATCGCGCCATTTTGGATTTACCAGCAATCATCGTATTCATCCCCCAGGCGGCTGAAAAGAGGTCGGTCTTGACAGGAGCGCCTACGCGGGTAGGATCCGCCCCACCTGAATCAAGATCCGCCCCAGTTCGCCACTCGGGCTCGTCTGATACGAATGCATCATCCTGAACCCCGCATTCCATGCACGTTGGTAAATCAATATCAAATCCTTCGAAAGTTTTAGGACCGCCACAGAACCGACACATGTATTGTTCAACATTCGAAGTCGCCTCTAGGAGGGGTTCAGCCTGAACCCTAAGCAAATCGAAATCAGCCCAAACACGATCGAGTTCCATTTAACCTACTCAACTAGAGGGGTGCGGCACCCCAGCCTGGAAAAAACACGAATTCTTAGTAATGCAGTCTGCAGTTCCAGTTGTCGATCACGCTAAGCGCGCGGTTATTGACGAGATAAAGGCTAAGGGTCCATTTAACATCTTCAACATCGTGGCGGTGGTTGCCATCCTGATCATCGGTTATTTCCTGTACAAGAAGTTCACTGAGAAGTTCCAGAAGGGCGCCATCAATATTCCTCAGGTGAGCGCCCCCATCAAGAAAGAGTCCGTGAGCATCGTGGCGCAGGCTGCTGAGGTGCCACCCCCAGAGGATGATGAGGTCGTCCCTGCCTAGACCCATTCGACAGGGTCCCATATTCCGTGGATCGCCGGACCTACAGGAAAAAATGGTTCTATAGACCACTGACCCGTATGACTCAGAAGGTCCATCAGGATATGAAAAGCGTAAATAGTTCTTGCTCTTGAATTTTGAATTAAAATTAAAAACCATAAAGAGTGTGGGAATTTATAAAACCATACATATGAACACCAGTTTTTTATCACGTGCCAAGGCGTATTTGGGTCCACGAATGCCCCACCAGGTGATAAAAAAAGTGCCATCGGTAAATCGGGTGCAATTGCCCATAACATATCATCTAGTTCCAACTTCCCAAAATACGCACGAGTTGTTAATAGATGTCCTAGCCAGAGCATCACTTATTATCAAGGCATTTTTTAAGAAGACTCACAGTCTTTGGTTTCATTTTACGCAACGGGCTAAGATGGTTCAAAACGTCAATGTCTTGGGGTTGGAGTCCATAGTCTCTCAGGACATCTACATTATCGTGTTCTGCAAACTCCCTAAGAATCAAGAGCTCATCATAACACAGGCGTTTTCCGGGTATCCTATTTGCCATGGCATCTATTCGTTTCGAACGCATACATGTATTCTGGTACTTGGTCCATGTAGATCCAGGACGAAGCTTCGATTTGAGCGTGTGAGCAATTTCCACAGATGGTAAAATACAACCCCATAAATTGAAATAGTGAAGAAGTTCCCAGTCACCGGCGTATACCCTAGTCTCGATGATATCAGCCTGACTCAACATATCTATGATAGTAGCGTGATCCCCTTTACTGTCAGGGTAATTTTCATGTAAAATTGAAGCTATATTTCCAGGTTCTTGAACAGGGTGTCCTATATAATTGACCGGGTTCACGTTAGAATCTTTTGAAACGAGTGAAACTAGGAAATCGCGAGGACCTTGGAAATCGTCTCGCACGTCAGACTTGAACTCGAGGCTCTGAGCCACCACGCGGAGGTCGCCGTCACAAGTCGCAATCACAGATGGGTCAGCTTTGGGAAAAAGGGCTTTGATTTCGTCGGGAGTTTTCAAGGGGACATGGTGCATATTAATTTCAAAATCAAATTTCACAGGAACCTGAGACACTATAACAAAAAGACCTTTTGTCGGTGGTTCGGTAATTTCACGCATACCTATGAGATCTGACACACACTCGTACTCGTCAAGAACCAATGGTAGCTCAGAATTTTTAATTTTAATTAAAAATTCAATGGTATCCTGCTTGCTCCTCAATATGTCCGGGGTCAACTCGAGAAACCTTTCTATCACGTGATGAACAAGCCATGTTTTTCCTATACCCGTTTTTCCAATAATACATACGGTAGGTCCTAGTTTCGTAAATTCGTGAGTATTTTTTTGTATCGGTTTAGGAAGGTAGCGATCCATGGCGTCAAGTGAAGATGGAGAGGAGGACTCTCTTACCAAGCAGGTTTTAAATATGATACTCGAAAATAACGCACTACGGGATACGGTGTCCCCTTATATAACCGGCGTTCTGATCTTTAACCTCTTGGTGCTTGTTTTACTGATTTATATCTCTGTAAGAATTAGTATTCGATGACTGTGAAGCTCTACAAGTCCAGGAATGGCACCCACAAATTCATGGCAGTTTTTTCTAATGGAAAAACCGTTCGATTCGGGCGCAAGGGATACTCGGACTATACGATCCACAAAAACAAGGAGCGTATGGAACGGTATCTCACGAGACACAAAAAGAGGGAATCTTGGGGACGTAATGGGAAATATACTGCGGGATTCTGGTCCCGCTGGCTCTTGTGGTCAAAGCCCTCCTTCCAGGCTGCTTTGCGCCAAACACAGGGAGTACTTGGTGAGAAAATAGTCTATGCTAAATAGTATAATGGGATTCGAGGAAAATCTTGCAAAGAAGGCGGCAACCAAGGCGATCGGATACGCCATCCCAGGCGCTGGCGAGGTTCTCATGGCGAAGAATGCCGCTCAGGGCGCAGCTAAACTCGCATCTTTCGGTTTCGCCGCATGTGCCTTCATCATGTTTGCAATTTTCATTGGAACTATGGCTGGCTGGATTCAGCAGAAGAATATGGGTGACAAGGCGGATAATACCAAGAAGCAAAATCTCAAGAATTCATGGATCGCATTTTTGGTTTTATTCGTGTGTTGCCTCATAATGTTCTTCGTTGCCAAGGGAGGGTCAGAGTATAAAATTGCAGGCATCGTATAAAATATATTGAGTGATAATAATAATGGGTCTCAAAGAGGCTATGGTCCCAGCATCCTTTATACTTGTGGCTGTCGTAGGCATTGCTCTTGCATCAATGAATATAAACACGTTCATGAAGTTGGCAAATGACAAGAGAGATAAGAATTCCACTAATAATTTCAACTTTTCCATCTTTATACTTGTGGCTTCAATTATTGCTCTTGGAGTCGCAGGCTATTTCACCTTCAAGTCAGTCCAGGCTCCAGCTCCGGAGGAGGCGGCTGCAGCTGTTGAGGAAGCCGTTGCTCTTGCAAAGAGTCTTCCAAACTTTAACTCAGCCGAGGCAGCCGTGCCCACTACCGAGCAAGTTCAGACTTTGATGACGCCAAACAATGTGCGTCACGCTCAGGGAGCGATGAACGCCGAACTTGACAAGCTCATTTCAGGTCTTGGGGAAACGAAGCAGATGAAAGATGCTCAGCTGCAGGCGCGTCTCCAGGGGTTGATTGCGGCAGCTCAGGCAATGGCAGCAGCTACAACTGCAGCAGGTTAAAATGTGGCTCCAGGGGGGGTCATGGGTTTTGCATTTTGAATCTTAATTGGTGTGGGGGTGGGGGGAGCACCGGCGATTTTAGTTTGAATACCAGCTGCGGTGCTGGCAACGCGCGCGTTCAGTCCAGCTTTTGCTGCACCCGCGAGTTGTCCTCCATAAATAGATGCGTGCTTTTTAACCAAGTTTGGGGTTATTCCAAAGGACGCGGCAGTTTTTGTGAGACTCGCAAGATTAAAACCAGATTTCTTCTGTCCGAACATTTCTATTACACATCATTATTTTATACGGTGGCGCGCTGGCTGACAGTCTGACTCAGAGCGCGGAATGCCTCGGGAGTCTTGTTCGCGTCGTAGTTCATCGTACACGCCGGAGCGATACCCATCGCCCCCGCCTCTGCAAATGCATCCTGGTTTGCGCCCAGGTACATGAAAGTCCAGCCGTCCTTGGTCTTCTGCTCGATGAGGTCCTTGATGTGCGCCTTGGTAAACTTGGTGCTCGAATTCTCCTGTCCATCAGTCAGAATAATCACGACTGGGTGAGTACACTTTGGGGACTTGATCGTCGCGCCGATCGCATCCAGGAGTGCCGTTGACCCGCGAGGCTTGAACGTCTCGGTGGTCAAAGGCTTTACGTCCGCGAGATTTACATCGGTAAAAGACGTCAGGATCTCATGGTCAAACTGAATCAGGGTAAGCTTGCCCCCGATAACCGCCTGATCCTTGACGAATGAATTGAATCCGCCAATGGTGTCATCGCAGCACGTCTCCATGGATCCCGAGCGATCAAGCAGGAAAATGAGGGAACGGTCAGCCATTTGGGTATACGTAGTATACACTGGATGGTTCTAAGCCTTGTTGCTCTTACACTTGCGCGAGCGGATCTTGGCGGGGACATGACACGAATTTGACTTGCGCCCGTACACTGATTTGCCATTCACGCGAACAATATAAGTTCCTTTAAGAGTCACGTAGAATGGGCGCCCCTTGGTATTCTTGTACCCTGTGATCATGTGAGGGATTGGACCTATGAGTTTCATGAGGGCTTCGCGCCGGGTAGGACCTTTTGTTGCTTTTAAGAGGGCATTTCGACGCGTAACTTTTGGGGACGACCCTTGTTTAATATATTTTAAAAGTAAATTGCTTCGAGTTGGCATTAATTTAATGAGAGACTTTAAATCCAGGTCGTGATGAGAGCCGCCCATTATACGCGAAAAATAACAAGCATGGAAGGTTTGGGACTTGGCTGTTTTTTGTCTGGCTCTTCTGGATTTATGAAGGAGACGCGCCCCTTGAGGAAACGAATATCAGCCTGACCATAGATATAATCATGGAATGCCTTGGTGTCTGTGACGGCGTTAATTAGCATAACAACAGTCTTGCCTTTTTTCCATTCTTCATGCGATTTTTTGATCCACAACGCAACCTTGGAATACGGTGGATTCACAAATGTAGAAGACCCCCATTCAATCGCAAGTCCATCCGGGTCGCCCTGTTCCCACTCGATAGGACACGGATCGAAGTTGAAATTGAATTCAGAATTGAGTTTATTGTAGAGTTCTGGAGGTGTTTGCCATTTGTCCGTCTTTGATTTGGGCATGTATCCCGCCATTTAATTTACAAAAGGTTTTAATCTCTAAATATCAAATGATTCGAAGAGTTCATCGATTGGTGACTTGGATAGACCATCCTTGCCCATCACCTCGTCGTACCACTTTCCCTGTGGACCGCAACGGTTCTTATCTAGACGGACAGCCTTGGCGTAGTCGTGAAAAACCTTGCCCTTGTCCACCGCGACGATCGAACGACCGCACGTCTTGTCACCGGGGTTGTAGTACAAGCAAACCTTGCACAGAGCCGACATACTCATTTTATTTTCACACGCTCGGTGTCTCTAACACATTTAGATCCAAGTCGTGATGAGAGCCGCCCATTGCTCACCGCGAAACGTGACGTCCTCTGTACACTCGTACGAACCGCGTATAAAGTGCCGCCGGACATTGTACACGTCATCTTTGTCCTTCACGAAAAAGAACGCGGCAACCTGACCCACGAGACCCGAATGTATATGTTCCTCTTCCCAGCCGATTTCGCGAAGTTCATTGTTGTTTAGCCAAGTGAATATCATTTAATTTTCAAGAGGTCTAATCTCTAAATGGCTCCACGGACTCCGGTCGATGGGTCCGGGCATCTTGCGAGCGACATGTTCAAAGTTCTTGAGGTCTTTGAAAAGATACCCTGGAGCCATAAATGGTGATGATAGTGTATGCACGAATATGCCACCTACACGATCCATCACGTACTCTTCCCTTTTAAGAGGGGGTGCGTAGGCGATGGTTCGCAACGCGCCATACGTATAAGCGCCTATACAGTATTTTATGATAACCTTTTCCATTTACTCTTCAACTCTCTTAAGCTTTAAAGCACGCGAACAGCTTTGACAGAATACCACTCGCCTTTTTAACTTCGACTGAGACCGTCTCAATCACTTGCTCGACCGTCTCGGTCACTTCTTCGACAGTCTCTTTCACTTGCTCGACCGTCTCGGTCACTTCTTCGATCGTCTCAATCACTTTATCAACTGTCTCGTTCATTATATTTATATCATATTATATTTTTTAATTTCGTTTGTGAGTATAATCGCAAAAAGGTTTTTGGATATAAGATCGAGTCCGTTATACATTATATTCTTCTGGACATTCGGTAACATATATGCCACTGCATACAAGCCCCACACTACAGCTACTATGTTGAAAAGACTACTTCCAGCTCCGCCCATTTCCTTATATATTATGCGGAATGTAGCTATAAAACCGACTGAGCCTATAATCAATGCATACTCACGTGGTATAACCCCAATCTCACCCAAGTAACCCGCCGCGAGCATGATTGCATTGAATACGACGATCCGTATCACCTGTGATTTATATTTTTGAATAACTTCAAGTATTCCACCCTGTGAAATTTCCCCTCTTTTGTAAATCAAATACGACGACAGACTTATGAGCATCAGGGGTGTCGTGATAGCCCAGTCGTAATATCTCGCGATTGCCATCGTCTCTATCGAGTGATTGCGAATGAGTGTCGTGTAGAATCCAAATTGTAAAGCAGTCACTAGAAGTTCGAGGCGAACAACATCTGACAGTAATTTCGGATCGGGTATGTTTATGACCTGTGTGGTATACAGTCCTGATAACGCCTGTGCGATAATACTCAGGTTTACCGTTTGATGTACAATACTTGTCATTATATTATACACAATAAAATAATGGAATGCCCTATATGTGCAATTGATCCGACGAGTCATTCACTGAAACGACTTGAAAACTTGGAAGACGGCACAGTCGTGATGTATACGAAACCAGCCGAGGCGACTCGATACTGGGATCGCGACGGTATTTTGTTTCACTACGACATTATTCTTTCTCAAATCTCAGGTGATTGGGTATGGATTTTTGATGCTGAGGGATTTTCTGCCAAACACATGTTCGAGGTTGGAGTCGCTACTAGCCTAGCTCGCCTCATATCATCGAAATATTCAGAACGTCTCAGGAAGATCATAATCACAAACCCTTCTCCTATTGTGGAGCTTGTCGTAATCATTGTTAAACCTTTTTTGAATAAAAGAATGAGGTCACTTCTTGATCCTCACAACTAAAGCATTTGCATTTAAGGTATATAGATGCAATCGGTAATTGATTTTATGGGTGACGAGTCCGTATGGGCTAGCATGGTCCCGGGTATTGTTATTCGCCGTAGACCGTGTGGTCGTCACTTACCGCGCTGTCCTACAGCATACTTTATAGATTCTCATTGGACGTCCCAGAAGGCTGCGGATCCGCACAAGTTTGACCCGTACGACCATTATCAGAAGCCTGGGACTCACAAGTTTTGCCAGACATTCTCTATGATGCACCTACTTGACGAGCTGCCTACCCGCGAGGCGCAGCCGGTGTACCGGAAATATGACGCGAGAGCTCTTCAGTTTATTCAGAAGGTAATTGAGAGTTTGCCAGAGAATCACCCTGGTTTTATGTACAACGAGCGCGCTAGTCTTAAATTGTTTCAGGGATTCCCGCAAAGTGAAACGGGAAGTGTCCCGCTGGCGCGTCAAATTCCATGAATCGATCGAGACCGCGCCACACGCCCCTGTGCGACCCGTTCGGACCATGGAACCACGCTTCGCCCTCGGTCCCTATGTCCTCATAAACCTGCCACGTGAACACGTCGTACGACTCGTCAAAGTTGAGATACAAGAGCTTTTTGAGCGCCGCAAAGTATCTGAACGTTGTTGGCTCGATGGGGCGTGGTACAAAGTCCGATTTTGGGAGCTTACGAGGTGGAACTCCAAGAGCTCGGCGCCCGTCAAAATCAGCGAACAAGGCGATTTGTTCGATGAGATCCCATGGGAGTTTGCCCCATATGGCGGGGTCCATCTTGATTTACAAACGGGACTTTGCTCTAAATAACTCGAGTGGTTCCCACGTGAAAGTGCCTGGAAGCTCTCCACAGATTCGGACAGCTTCCTCGCGCGTCTCGACATAGACCAAATTGCAGTCATATTTGATGTCACGGATTACGTAAATCATTTTTCTTAATTAATAAACGTCTGGAGGCTCTAAGACACCAGCACCTGGGACGAGGACCCTTTTTTCGCCCCTCGCGCCTCTTTTTTGGTGGCGGTGGCGGGCGACAACATGACGTGGTTTTTTCTTCAATTTTCTTGAGCCAGGCTTCAACCACTTTAGAAACTGCCGTAATGGTAGTCATTACAATGGCGAAGATTTCAGCCATATATAGTTTACACTGATTTCTTTACAGGAAACCACCAGTCGATAATCTCCCCAGCACGGAGCGCGGCAAAGAGAATAGCAGCCGCCACACGCCCGGACATCTTTGAGGGTTTGTCGAAAATGCACTTGTACGAAAGCTCCTTGAGAGTCGTGGTGTCCGAGTTGAAGTTCATTAGTTTCACAAGTGCTGAAAGTTTTAACTGGGTACATAAAAATAAAAATCTTTGGAACAAGTACCACTTGATGGTCGGTCTTGGGTGGGTCACTCAGCCCCCCTCGGATTCCTTCTATACTCTCGATCTCTCAGTACTTAAGCGCGTGTATGACGAGTGGACCGAGGCTCTTCCCCATATTAAACCATATTATGCAGTCAAATGTAACCCAAATATTCAGATCATCGAAGCCCTAGCCAAGATGGGATCGAACTTTGACTGTGCAAGTCCAGCCGAGATTAAACAGGTGCTGGACCTGGGGGTTGAGCCAGAGCGAATTCTTTATGCAAATCCGTGCAAACGTGTGGAGGAGATTTTGTATGCAAAATCGCGGAAAATTTTGCGGACCACGTTTGATAGCGTGTGCGAGCTCAAAAAGATTGCTTCTGTATTTCCTGAGTGCAAGCTCCTTTTGAGAATCCGTGCCGATGACCCATCGGCACGGTGTAACCTCGGCGTCAAGTATGGCGCCGAGGAACGTGATTGGGACGTTCTGTTGTTTACAGCCAGGACGCTCGGTCTCGACGTGATTGGAGTTTCCTTTCACGTCGGATCGTTTGCGTCCAGTTCTAAGGTTTTTGATGAGGCGGTGCGGACCGCTGAGAGAGCTGTGGACTTGGCACGCGAACACGGGTACGACCCTCGCATCATCGATATTGGTGGGGGATTTTCCTCCGCCTCTGGATTGCCTAAAACCATCAGTGCTCCAAAAGACATTACACTCATTGCCGAACCCGGGCGTTACTTTGTCGAACAAGTCATGACACTGTACACGCCTGTCATTGGGATAAAAGGTTCCGGTATAACCATCAGTGAAAGTCTGTATGGCGCATTCAACTGCATACTCTTTGACCACGCTCAACCACAGGTCAAGGAGGTTCTAGATCAATTTTGGAATAAAATTAGTGGAGAGGAGGCTCCACTGACAATCTTCGGTTCAACCTGTGATGGGGGTGACATCATTTACAAAGAACTCAATTTACCCATGAATATTAAGGATGATGACTGGATCGTGTGGGACAATATGGGAGCCTATACATCTGCAGCAACTACCCAATTTAATGGAATCCCTTTCAATGCCCGACCTATTTTTAATATCGGTGAATACTAAGTAATGCCGAAAGAACAGAAATTACCTCCTCTGAGAATCGGGTCGAAAAAGTTTCCATCCAGTCTCAACAGAATCATGAACATGCTTTCACCCCCATTAGGAAAAAGACCAAATAGTATGTTGAAAAATTGGTTAGTTATTAAAAAATAGGAACGTGTGAAACATATGGTGAAGCTTGGATGGACAGACAATTTTGATTCAAAATTCAAAAAATGTTATGGGGAGTTCCCTGAACTCGATTCGTGGGCGAACATCTTGTACCAGGACAAGACGTTCCCGACCCGTGCTGAATTTAACGCAGCTTTTGACGAGTATTGCGCCACAAATAGGGCGACCCGTGAGAAGCTCCACAGGTGTGACAAGGTGGTCATCCTAACCCCAGAAGACCTCGAGAGGTTCGAGTATGAAGTCTCTCAAGGGGAGTTTGAGGAGGACTATACTAAATTTATCAAAAAGATCAAGGCACTTTTCGAGTGCGAAAAAATTGTTTTCTTTTATTAAGAATGAACCTTGTCATTATCGTTCTGCTCGTGGCTATCCTCGCCGTTCTGGTTTTTCGCCGTTCCCCCACGCTGATCAAGAAGTGTCCCCTCGGGTACTACTACGCACCATGGGCAGCTACAGGCACCGAGTGCATGCCCATAGGTGAGGCTTCGTCCGAGGCTGGCATCTCATCCGATTCCAAGATTCCAGAAATGTATTCACCCAAGATGTCCCCAGCATCTGAGGCGAACGCCGTCTTTTACAAACACCTGATGGATCCCACCTATTAAATTAATATTTGTGAATACAAATGAAGACTGCTTTTATTGTGATTCTGGCAATCCTTGCACTTGCCGTCCTCTTGAAGATGTTCGCTCCCAGCGCCCCATCTCCCAAGTTTGACGGCTTTTGCGCCCCAGGCTACATGCCCACCGGCAGCGGGTGCGTCCCAACCAACGAGGACATCGGTCTGGGACCTAGACCTTGAAAATAATAACAGAAAGAATTAGATGCGGCATCCTAGACATATCCAGCTGAGACTCAGCTGGCCTGAAAGGTACTTCTCGGGTCTGAGTAAATCGATGAAACTCATACGCGAAAAGGAACTGATTAAACGGAGGAAACTCCCGTATTCTAAATTGTCTCTCTCGCGCTCAAACGCAGGCGGGACACGCAAAAAGTCCAAGTGGACCTTGTTGTTTCACAAAACGTACCCAGATCTCAAGTTTAATAAGAATGCCATTTCCCGACAAACAGGCATCTCAAGATCCACCCTCAATACCGTGTATAATCGCGGACTCAAGGCGTGGAAGACGGGTGGGAGTCGCGTTGGAGCCACCGCTCCTCAGTGGGCAGTGGCGCGCGTGTACAAGTACGTCCTCGTGACCAAGAAAAAGGCACCCAAGGCGTGGTATGCTACCCGGTTCGATCCTGATCAAGATTTGCGCAAGTAAAATTCGATAGAGTTTTGAGATACATGCACCCAGACCTAGGTGTGTACGCCTTATCTTTCCACATTCTCTGTAAAAACACTATACTATCTTCATCCTTCTTTATGGAACCATCCGGTAAAAGGTATGCATTTTCACCCAAAGGGTTTGGTTTGTGACGCTTTAGAGGACGTATATCAGGTGGAAACCCGATTTCGCCACACTCTTCACCGGTTTGTACCCTAACAACTGTAAATAGTTGCTCATCCATATTATTTAGAGTTGTCTTATTTTTATCACGAATCTTCCTTGCGTTCCAGAAAGTATCTGGAAATAGGTTCGGCGAGTCTCTTCCCTTTATCAGAAAATTGCAAGAGACCGTTACTTCGAAGAACCATGTCACTCAAAGGGTCGAATGAATTTTTGGTTAAAATATCCCACCTTTCTTTGTACTTGCGATTTTTCAGGGATCCGTGCCAATGATGTACGATGGTTCCAGGGACCCATGACAAAGAAAGGTTTTTGACACGATCCTGGTACTCAATTAAAAGCTTTTTATAATTTGGGTGAACATTTCCCGGGCAGCTGTCTATGACTTTTCCTATGAGCGCCAACGCCATGTGTCTGTCACCCGACCCTAGAATCGCCCAATCGATCAATCCTTTCATAGTCTCGAAGGCGTCGCGGGTACACGCCCACGCATATCCTGGGTGCCAAAACCCGTACTTATCGTTTTTTAAATAAGGCGTATTACTGCCGCGAGCCATGTACCCAAAGCTCTTGTCCGTCTTGATAGGCTCACCGTGAGGTCCTAGATTTATGACCGAGTGAAACATTTGTACGACATTCGCAAGTTCCAGAACCTGGATCGTATCCTCCACCCAATTTTCATTTAAAAATGTAATATCAGCATCGACCCACGCTATGTACTTCCAGTTTCTGGGTAACTCGTGAGCGGCTATATTCACAAGATGTTCCTTTATCCACATGGGTTCACTTGGTTTAATTTTAATATGTTTCCAGACACCCAACTTGGGCAGGGAATCACCACACTCGGCGACGATAATCCTGAGTCCTGGGGTATTTTTAATTCTATTTACAAATTCAATAAACAATTGTTTACGTCTTTTGAATTCGCAAAAGTTGAAATACGGTAATATGACATAAAGCAAGTCTTGATTGCAAAGGCACTGCATCTACCATTGGTCTGTATTATTTCCAGTGAAACTTGACGCCTCACTTTTTGATTTTGAGTTCCTCGTCACCACGCGCTTCGCGCCGCTGAAGCTCCACGAGACGCGCCGAAAGGTAAATTGAAAGATCCAGCGCCTCCTCGAGAGCCTCCTTAACCCAATCGTACCCCGAATCCTCCTTTAGACCGTGTCCGTAAGTGACGCGCCCTTGCGCCATGCGCTTCTGGATGAGGTCAAGAATATCAACATTGAGCTCAGCCATTTAGATTATATACTGTGGTAGTTTTTATACGACTCTAGTTTTTGAATCTCACAATTTTTAAATTGTTAGGTGTAAGGTTTACTCCTGCTCGGAGTGGATGTTTCTGTCGCCCTCTTTGCCACATTGTTTTAAATGCGTTTAAATTGAAATAAGCACGCGTGTTGCCGTGTGTTACTTGAATATAACGTTGCCCTGGTCTAAAATTATTTAATGTTAAACTCTCGCGATTGTTTCTCAACCGATTAGGAAAATTTATAAGGTTACCATTTGAATTCCAGTTGAAGTTATTGTTCACGTTCATGTTGTTGGCATTATTGAAATTCAGACGACGCGCTACATTGTTGTTCGAGTTTGAGTTCGAGTTCGAGTTCGAGTTTGAAATTTGCGCTAAATTATAGTTGTTTACGCGCCGTCTAGCTTCGCGTATGAGATTTGCATTATGACTATAAGGGTGATTCCTATGAAGATTTGCGATCAGCTGATGCGTTCTGGTTGCCGCACCTTCGTTTAAATTTCCACTTAAAATGTTCCGGAGTTCTTGTTGCTTCTGGAGCAAGGTTAGAAAGTTATTACTCATTTTATTATTTACCAAGATGATTATCTAGGGTCCACTGGTCGACTGAATTGACGTACAGCAAAAGTTCCCACATATTGTCCACCTGGGGACACCAGAGGCGCGGTTCCTTTTCTCCCTCATTGAAATAAACGCTGTGCCAATTTGGCAACCAACGCGCCGTCCCTATATTTTTCAGAGAATCATCAACGTAAATGTGTGTATGGTGTTTCGGAAATTGAGTATACATAGGCACCTCTGGTTTCATGTGAGTTCCTGGACACACAACAAATACTTCATCACTGATTGCACGAGCAACCTCGTTTGCCCATTTTGCTGGAGAATTTGTAAAGAGCGTCACCTTCCAGCCATTTTGTGTCAAATCGCGAATTTCCTTCGCCTCTTCCTGAAACTCAGATTCGTAGATGACCTCAGCCAAGTGGTCCATGACGCTCTTGTCATACACCTTTTCGTTAAAATCACTCGTATCAATTTTAAAAACCATATTCAGACCGCGCGCTGTGTGTCCGTGTGAAAGATACAGATGCTTATTTGTTTCACGCGGATTCTTAGATTCTGGCAACTTTGAAGCTACATAGTTGACACAATTCTCTTTTACATGACTCAGGAGCAACTTGTCACGCACGATAACACCATCAATATCCAGGAGTAGAGACTTGAATGCCATTTCTTATTATACAGTTTATTTCTCTAACTCGTTCCACCGTGTTAAAGCCAGAGCGCGTGGTAAAATTACAATGGCGCTAAATATTATCAAGCTTAATCCAAATGCTCAACTTCCAGTCCGCGCAACTCCGGGTGCCGCTGGCTATGACCTTTTCAGCACTGACAACTATGTCGTTCTACCAGGTCGCCGGGTGGTTGTCTCCACCGGCATCTCAGTTCAGCTCCCGCCAGGAACTTATGGACGTATTGCACCTCGCTCTGGACTCGCCGTGAAGCACGGTCTGGACACACTGGCAGGCGTGATCGATCCAGATTATCAGGGTGAGATCAAGGTGGTTCTTCAGAACCTTGACTCTCAGCAGCCCTTTGTGATTCGCCCAGGGTACCGGATCGCTCAGCTCATCCTCGAAAATTTCACAGAGGTGGAGGTGGTTGAGATTCCAACCGAGAACACGCCGCTGAACACTCAGCGTGGCACAGGTGGTTTTGGGGCTACGGGTATTTAGTTAAGGGATAAAATAGTATTAAAAATAACGGAATGGTCCCGTTTCAGGCGGTTGCCTGGAGCGGACAAGACCAGGACGACCAATATACTCTCCGTATTTTTGGTCGTTCTGAAGATGGAAAATCAGTCTCTCTAGGAACAAAATTCAACCCGTACTGTTACATTCGTACGGATGCACCGAGAGACACCGTGAAGAGCCTGTTTTGGCGTGGACTCGTCTCATGTCAAGTTCAAAATGCAAAGGATCTATGGGGGTTCCAAAATGGCGAACTTTCACGGTTCCTGAAAATGGAATTTAAGACGCACAAATCAATCCGAAACTGTGCGTGGTGCATTGAGAATAACAAATTTCCAGAACTTGCAGGGGCGCGGATTTACGAGTCGAACATAGACCCGGTCCTGCGATTTATGCACGTGTCAGGAATTACATCCACGGGGTGGGTAGATCCTGGAATTTGCGAACCTGATTCGGAAACCCTATGTGAAATCAATCTCTGGGCGCCTGATTGGCACTATATCAAGCCGATTCAGAGGGATGACCTGGCACCTCTACGTATCATGTCGTTCGATATCGAGTGTTATTCGAGTACGGGAGCCTTTCCCGACCCTCAAAACCCCAAGGATGTTGTTTTCCAGATTGCGATGACCACAAAAGAGTTTGGAAAGGAGGAATACCTTGATCGCAAGTGTCTGTGTCTGAAGGAGACGACGGGGTTTGACTGGTTTGCAACTGAAAAGGAACTTCTTCAGGCTTTTCAAAATCATCTCGCAAAGATCGATCCAGACATTATTACAGGATGGAACATCTTTGGATTTGATTTGGAGTATCTAATTGTTCGAGCGACGATTCACTGCGGGCTGGCACCCGTATGGGGTAGGGTTCGAGGAGAGACTGTTGAGCTTGTGGAGAAGAACCTGAGTTCGAGCGCTCTCGGGAACAACATGCTCAAGATGGTGCCTATGAAAGGTCGGTACGTTTTTGACCTGTTCCAAGATGTGAAGCGTGAGCACAAGCTCGAGAGTTATTCTTTGAATAACGTGTCTAAACACTTTCTGAAAGATCAAAAGCTGGATATGCCACCCAAGGAGATGTTTGCGCGTTTTGCTGAGGGCAACGCTGAAAAACTGGGGGAGGTGGCGGATTACTGTATCAAGGATACCGAGTTGCCGCACGCACTCATGGAGAAGCTTTGTCAGATTCAGAACCAGGTTGAGATGGCAAAGGCGTGTTGGGTTCCACTGGCATTCCTGAGCGAGCGTGGTCAGCAAATTAAGGTGTTTTCTCAGATGGCAAAGAAAGCTCGGGAACTCAACTTTGTTATTCCGACATTCAGGTATGGAGCGGGAGGTCCGGCAACTGAGGGGTACGAAGGCGCCACTGTCCTCGAAGCGCAGACGGGTGCGTACTACGGACCTATCACAGCACTTGATTTCGCATCTCTGTACCCGAGCATCATGTGTGCCGAGAATCTGTGCTATTCGACGCTCGTGATGGACCCAAAGTACGACAACCTTCCAGGGGTCACGTACGAGCAGTTTGGACCTCACAGGTTTGCGCAGGCTCCGGCGCCTTCACTCCTTCCTGTCATTTTGATGGATCTCAAGGCGTTTCGCAAAAAGGCTAAGAAACTGATGGCATCTGCTGAGGGAACGCCGATGGAGGCGGTTTATAACGGTCAGCAGCTCGCGTACAAAATTAGCATGAACTCAATCTACGGATTTACGGGGGCTTCGAAGGGCATGCTTCCGTGCGTCGCCATCGCATCCACGGTTACTATGCGCGGACGACAAATGATTGAGGAAACGAAGAATTATGTCGAGGAAAACTTCCAGGGTGCCAAGGTGAGGTATGGGGACACGGATTCAGTGATGGTTGAATTTGATGTTCAAGGACGCAAAGGACAAGAGGCTATCGACTACTCGTGGACACAGGGTGAATTGGCTGCCGAACAGTGTACGAAACTTTTTAAAGCGCCAAACGATCTCGAACTTGAAAAGGTTTATTGTCCATACTTTTTGTATAGCAAGAAGCGGTATGCAGCAAAGATGTATGAGAAAAACAAGGCGGGTGTCATCGCATTCAAAAAGATTGACGTCAAGGGTCTTCAGGTGGTCCGACGCGACAGTTGTCCTTTCGTTCGCGAGACGCTCAAGAAACTTCTAGGGATGGTTCTTGAATCGAGTGACCCGCGCCCTGTTATCGAGGAGGCACGCGAAGCTGCTCGGGACCTCATGAATGGAAAAGTGCCTATGGAGAAGCTCTTGATGAGTAAGCAGCTCGCGACGAATTACAAAGTGAAAATGGCACACGTCGAGGTCCGTGATAAAATCAGGGCGCGCGCACCTGGTTCAGAGCCACAACAAGGTGACAGGGTCCCCTTTGTGATTATCAAGGGACCTGGTAAAATGTATGAAAAGGCTGAAGATCCTACATGGGTCCTTGAAAAGGGAATACCGGTAGATTACGATTATTATTTTAGCAACCAATTCAAAAAACCAGTTCAGGATCTTTTGGAGCCGTTGGTGAGTGCTGATCAGATTTTTGACAAGAAATTTATGGTCAAAACAACAAGTACATCTGAGATGGAGGCTCGCCGGACCTTCCTCACCCGTTTCGGGTTAAAAGTCAGTTCCGCAGGAACTGTTCCGTAAAAAGGAATCACAGTCGCTGCGCGACTGGTCTTAAAAGTTTCAACAGTATAGATAGTAAGATGGAACAACAGATTCTCGAGCTGATCGAGGACGAGGTGTCTCGCCGAGTTAGTTTGAGACTCGTCAGCGCCCTCGAGTTTGTTTCAAAGACGTATGACATTCCAGTTGAACAACTCATGAAAGACTCTGCCAAGGTGGAGTGTACATTCTGCAAAGGTATTCTCAAAAGTAAGAAGCGCTGTATGAAACAGCCAAAGGAGAATGGGTACTGTGGGTTTCACCAGAGTCAGGTCCCTCCACCCGTCATGAAACAAATTGAACGCGTGAAAGCTCCTTGGGAAAGTTAGTCAGTCGCGTTCCATTTGAATTCACAGGAATAAGTCCTTCGGACTTGAACACTTAAGACTTTACAAACTAATTAGATTAATGAACAAGTCTGCACTTTTGCTGACGAGTCTTGAACGTTTTTTCGATGACCCAAAAAATCACGATCAACTGTTTGATATTTTGGAACATCGCAAAGGGATTTCTCTTCGCAAACTCGAGTGGTTTGTGACGAATTACTCAAAGACGAAGCAGGTTACTTACACAGCCCCAAACGGCAAGATGTTTACTGTACACGTGGCATACAAGTCTAGCCTTGATGGGTACAGTAAAAAGCTTTTCGACCCATTTTGTCGAACTGAACGTATAGAATTCAAGGGTTTGACCACAACTGTGGCGCAACTCAATTTTATTAGGTGGACAATTACAAACGGAATCATCTCATATCTCCTTACTGAAAAGGAGTTGTTGCGAAGCCGCCCTGAAACTGAAGAAGATTGTACCCATAGTAGAACAGATACAGATTGTATCCTTGTGTAATTTGCGCTGTATATGCAGGTTTGAATGTGAGTGAAAGATTCGTCGTCTGTGAATTTAATTTTGAAAAATTGAGATATCCACCCTGATTGTACTCTTTTGGAGTGAGCCCAAATGAGTACGTATAGATATTTTTAGAAGGTATACTCAGACCGTGTTCAAGCGGCTGTTTGAACGAGTAATAAAGAGACCCCTGGAAAGTACTGAGAATGTCTACGTTGTTGAGTGTAATCTTTGCCGTGTTAATCACGTCCACGAAATTGGAGTTTCCCGAAGGGAATTGAAGTTGTATACCAGTTGCGATATACTGAGTCGTGTATCCGTAGCTGTATCGTGAGTCGGAGTAGCGACCGTCACTCACATTCTCATAATTCTCATTTCTAAAAAACCATGCCAAGGTTTGAACAGGAAAATTGGCAGTCAATTCAAGAGAAGGGTTGTTACCCGAGAAGGACAGGGTCGACTCTTTTTGAACTTTAGGCACGAGGTATTTTAGTGGGGTATTCATGTAGTACAAACGCTCGTCGTCATTGAGAAGAATTTCTTCTGTGATGAGGGTCGGCAGATTTGTTGCATCTGGTGAGTAAATATCCATTCTGCTCCCGACCGGTGCATTACACCACCACGTATTTGGCTGAAAGGTGAAGCGCACGTAGAGACGTTGATTCCACATGGCGCACAGGGGGAAGTACGGGCGGCGAAGTCGCTCACGTGCCTTATTATTTGCCGAGTGTCTGCGGCAAAAGAAGAATTCAAGAGGTGTGACGATATCCGAACTCGGGACGACGTTTGCAGTTGCGGAGTACGAAACGACAACGACACCCGAACCGCCGTTTCCGGGAGTTGTCCCGAACGCGCCGCCGCCTCCACCTCCCGTGTACACGGTCCCACTGACTGCCGCTGTGTTTTGCGCAGAGAACCCAGTGACGTTACTCGAACCGGCGCCTCCACCGCCCGAACCTCCGGGAGTTACGAGAGTGCCTGTGATTGCAGTGTTCGAGGCACCCCCTCCACCACCTCCAAAGTAAGACGCCGTGTATGGATAAACCGCGTTACTGAATAAAGATCCCACCCCACCGCGTCCTAGAGTGCCTGCAGTCGTGAATGCAGAAGTTCCTGTACCTGTTGTTACGTTTGCATTACCACCCGCACCACCACCGGATGCGAAGGCTGTGTTGCTAAAATACATAAACTGGGAGTTTGATGTGTACGTAGTTCCGCTCGCCCCACCGTACGCACCTCCGTACCCACCTGTTGCTATGTACCCGTTGAAACTAGATGATGTCCCATTTGGACTTGCCTGAGTTCCACCAGTTCCAACATTCACTGAGTACATCCCAGGAAGCAAAAACACAGACTGATTTACGACCCCTCCTCCACCGCCTCCCATTGCATTGTAAATAGTCACGTTTAGACCAGAAGGTAGAATAATCCATTGAATTCCAGTCACGGGGTTGATTGTAATAGTAGACGAATTGGCAGCCGAAACCGTACCACTAAATTGTACATTTTGTGAAACGAATGTGGCTGGTAAACCTACGAGTGCTGACGAAGCGGCTGGCGAAACGGTTATCGCACCGGTCGTGGTTGGGTTAATTCCTGAAAGAGTTACCGTCGTTCCCGTAAACACATTACTTCCGACTGTGATCGTGGAAGACCCTGTAGCGTATGAAGCCCATGTAGGGGCGGTGCCTAGATTCATAATCACACCCGATGAAGAAACTGAGGTGATATTTGACCAGGTGGGTGCTGCAGACCACTTACTAGAAGTGATTGCCGTGTTTGACCCAACTGCGGCACCTAACATTGACGAAAGAGGAACCGTGAGACTTGTGGAACTTGCAGGACTATAATAAATATTCGAAGAGTTTGTAGTTTGATAAATACCGTTCGAACCAGCACCGCCACCACCCACCACGAGGAGATTCACCTGTGAGGCTGTGTTGATTGTGAAAGTGCCATTCGTCGTAAAGGTGTGAATCGTATTTGATGATATATTTGAATTTAGAGTGCCTCCAGTTCCGATTATGGGCGCAGATATATTAGACTGTGCATCGATTGCTGCAAAAACCCCATTCTGTTCATCGGCATCCAGGAAAAGCTGATCGCGAATAATGTACCAATCGTCGTACAAAGTTTCGATGACTGTTTCATTGACTATGAGATCAATTTGTTTGATGAGCGCTCTTCCAATATGTTCAGAATAGACGTACCCTTTCATGGCTGGCATTTTCACGTGAAGGTACATATTTGACAGTAGGTGACCCAACTCTGTCGGGCGCAACTCGATTTGAAGGGTATTTCCCTGGTACGATGGGTTGGGTGGTGGAAACGGCGTGACTCGCTGAAACATCACAAAGTTTGTGTATTGTTTGAAAAGTGATGAAAATTGAGAATTAGCATAATCGTTACTCAACAGGTACGTGTCCTGAGGACCTATTGCCGATAAAGCCAGCACAGACCCTTGAGAAAACCCGCGGTCTTTCTTATCGATATACAGCTGAACAGGTGGGGGATTCCATGCCGTGCCAGTGTTTAATTCTCTGAGAGGCGCTGAGTTTCCTGTTTTTATATTTTGATTCAAAATTACTATCGCATTGGGATCGTACGTATTTGTCGTAAAGTATCCGGGTACAAAGGTGTTTGTGTAATAAGCCTCGTGAATAATGGCAGGAGATCCCTGGACATATACGGGAACATTAATATTGGGTGGGGGACTACCATCTACAGTTTCTAGGATTGCCATATTTTCCGAGGTTGTATAATCACTTGCAATTGCAGTCATTGATCGTTTATAGGTCAAAATACCCTGACTATAAGATGTGACTCTCAAGGGTGTTTTTATACCTGGGAGGTTTTCAACAATCCATCCAGCTTCAGTATTCTGTGGGGGTGGAACTGAAAATATAAAATTAACAACCCCGGAAATAACTTCATATCTTCCATACAAAGGAGCGCTTATCTTCTGAGACACGAATTGAACCTGACCTGGTGGATAAAGGATTGCACCTGTTGCGTACTGAACACCTTCAACAGACTGGTCCATGTCAGATTGAATAGTGAAGGACCAAAGGTATGGTTTAGAGTTATCAAGAACTCCGTATGTGTTACTGTATCCAGTGACTTGAATTTGTCCCAAGATGCCCGTGATACCAACTGCTGTCCAGCCAGCACTCACCTGTGTTGATGTAAGCACATTTGTCGTGGCATAAAATGTCACCTCTTGAGGACCAGTTACTTTATAAAATCCACTCACGTCGACGGGTGAAAGAATGATTGGATTTTGTTCCACGGGAGGAAGAGAGGCTGGCTGTGGGGCGCCCGGCGTTGGGAGGGGTGCACCACTTACCGAGAGTGTCGAAGGAAGTGGTTGATTAGAGTTTCCTTGACGGACACGAAACCTATCTTGGTAAAAGTCTATAGTTTTCGTTTGGACTCTCCGTTCTAATTTGAGCATATTATCGAATGCCTTTGACATTCTCTCTACAAGTCGTGTAGATTATTCTTCCACATCTGAGCCACGGGTGTCGCCTTGACCTTTTCGCGTTCTACAATCTTTGCAGTGCACAAGTCTTTCAGTTTGACAACCTCTTCGCGTGTGTACTGATACGTCTTGATATCAAGGAGCTTCATCCAGATATCCTCCTTGAAGTTTTCAGCTCGAAGTTGGTTCTTAATCTCCTCAAGTGGAATGTTGAGCACCTGGATCCTCTTGTTGATGACGAATCCTATGAATCTCGCCTTTTCACTCAGCCACTGAATCTCAGCATCCAGCTGCTTGAGGAGGTGTGCCTTGCGTCTCTTGTAAGTGCCAACCCGTATCTCCATATAGTCCACGAGAATCTCCTCGGGACTATTGTACTTTTTGACAGCTCCGTTGGGACCTATGAGGTACATATTACTCGTGTGAATAGTCTTGGTCAGTCCGAGATCTTTCAAGTCTCCTCCCCAGATTCTAAAGTCGGGCGTCGTCTCCGTCGAATGGTTCTCATACTTTTGGATCGTACCCTTTTCCATGAGATCGTCTAGGTGTTCCTTGAAGTCCTGAATCCACTTACCTGGTGGAAGCTCAGTCACGTGCCACTGACTCCCCTCCTTTTCCACGATACCCTCCATGACCCACGTGTGATCCTTCGTCTTTGTAATCTTCCCCTTGAAACCCTTGAAATGAGGTTTCATAGGAACCATTGGAACCTGGTCAAGCCCGCACAAGATATTGTGCTTGACCGCCTCTGCATCAAATGGAGGAACATAACAGCTGAACCCCGTCCCGATACCCTCGGCGCCATTGATGAGAATCATAGGCAAAACTGGTGAGTAAAACTCAGGCTCCACCTGTTGTCCGTCGTCAACCACATATTTTAGAACAGAATTGTCAGTCGGATCGAATATGGTCTTGGTCCAAGGTGCAAGGCGTGTAAAAATGTAACGGGAGCTGGCTGCATCCTTACCACCTGCCAAGCGCGTGCCAAACTGTCCCGAAGGCTCGAGGAGATTCATGTTGTTAGAGCCTACGAAATTCTGAGCTAGATTTACTATGGTTCCCTGGAGACTCGCTTCACCGTGGTGATATGCCGTCTGTTCCGCCACATAGCCTGCCAGCTGCGCCACTTTCATGTCTGTCACCAGGTTCTTCTTGAGGCAGGCATAAATCACCTTGCGTTGGGAAGGTTTGAGTCCATCAGAAACGTGAGGAATCGAACGCTTGATGTCCTCGGCGCTAAAGTTGGACAGGTCGCGATGAACGAAATCACTCACGCTCAGTGTCTTGACTGTACCGTATGGAATAACCTTTGGAGGTGATGCCATGTGCTTTGTGAGCCATTCCTTGCGGTCATCTGCAAGAGCCTTGGCAAACGCAAGTCGCATCGACTCGTCCACGTGTGCATCTGAACTGAAGGCAACCGTCAGACGCTCAATCTGTTTGAAATATTCTTTCGCCTCTGCACTCGTGGATGTACCCAGACCCTTGTAGTACTTTGTTCCAGTCGGTGGAGTCGACAGTCCCTGACACGCCTCCCGAAAGGCTTCCTCCGTAAAGTACCACGTCTTTCCCGCCTTGATAACTGGGGTAACCATTGACACCACAAAGCCCAGCTCGATGAGTTTTGGCCAATACACGTGGAACATATTGAGGACCAGCCCCTTGATGTGTGACCCGTCTAGGTCGGCATCTGTCATAATCATGAGACGTCCGTATCGCAAATCTCTCAGGGAATTATAGACCTTACCATGCTGGAGCCCGAGGATCTTCTTCAAGTTACTAAATTCTTCATTATCGGTCACCTGTTTTACCGTAGCATCTCGAACATTGCGCGGCTTACCCCGGAGTGGAAACACGCCGAATGCGTTGCGTCCTACAACACTCAGACCGGCAATGGCAAGAGCTTTCGCCGAGTCACCCTCGGTAATAATAAGCGTACACTCGTGCGACCTGTGAGTTCCAGCCCAGTTGGCATCATCGAGCTTGGGAATTCCGGAAATTCTCGCCTTTTTGGACCCATCTGTCTTCTTGAGCTCTTTGTCAACCTGGGTGAGTCCCTTGGACAAGAGATCCTCCAGGATTCCTGTCGCCAGGACATCCTTGATGAATTTTGGTTTAAAATTAATGGTTTCCGTAATTTTTGAAGTACACTCAGCCTTGGTCTGGCTACTAAACGTGGGGTTGACTATGACTGCTCGCACAAACACAAACAGAGATGACTTGATTTGGGCTGGTTTAAGTGTCGAACACCGCTTGTCCTTGGCAATTTCATCTACGAGTGCCTTTGTCACCTTGTCAACATGAGACCCACCCTTTGTTGTGGAAATGCCATTGACCCACGAGCACTGCTGGAACGCGCCAGATGTGGAGTGAGTTACGATAATATCAAAGTTCTCGGTATGCATCTTGGTGAGTGGAGCAATACCTACGTGCATCCGGGCGTACTCTTCCAGGCTCGGGACCTGGAGCAATTCCTTGTTCAAATATACCTGGGACTTTGAACACCACATAGCCGCGTCCCACGCGCGTTTCTCCACGAGTTTGGCAAATTCACCCGGTCCGCCGAAGCGCTTCCAGTCTGGATAGAAAGTGACGGACACATACGGACAGATCTTATCAGGCGAAGTGATGACGTCGGGGGGGTCGACCTTGCTCATGTTGTCGGTCCAAGTTTGCATGTAGATCTTCTTACCGTCACTAATTTTGATATTAAATTTCGAACTGAACACGTTCGCCAACTTGGCGCCGTACCCGTTGCGACCACCTGTCACGCGTTGTTCCTCGTCGTTGTAGTTGGAACTGGTCAAAAGGTGTCCAAAAATGAGCTCTGGGATCCAAATGGGCTTTCCGTCTGACCCCTTTTCAGTCTCATGCTTTTTGATAGGGATGGATATTCCGTAGTTTCGAACGAAAACGAATTTTTCGCCCGTCACGATTTCAATTTTAGAAACCTTCTTGGGTTGGAGCGAATATTGGTCGATGGCGTTGACCAGGACCTCGTCGAAGATTTTCACCAATCCAGGTGAAACAGAAAGCTCAGAAAGCTTGAAATTGACCCCGTCTCGAATCCAATAGGAGGAAGATTCGGGAGCGAGGGATCCGACATAAGTATCGGGGCGCTTGAGAATATGCTCAACGTGTGAGAGCCGTTCATAGCTCATCGTTTGTGAAATTACGCATTTCGTCTTTAGCTGCGATAGTTTTTGAACAAAATTGAAAATATAAGGGCTGTCATGAGAATCATGAGAATTATGGTCGTATTGTCGAACAGTGGTTTTGGAGCCTCGGGTTCACAGCCTGATAACCAATGCTTGAGAGCATCCTCATAAGCCACTACGGGTTTACCAATGCTTTCGTTTACTTTATTGTGAATATCGACCGACCATCTGAACTGATCCACGTCAGGAAGTGGGTTCTCTGCAAGCAATTTTGAAAAATGAAGACTGCACCCGAAGCATGGAAGAACCATCTGGTATGACTCGATGAATGTCTTGAGAGCCTCTTTATCGATGGCTGCAAGGCATGCAAGGTGGAAAGCCCCCCAGAAGTAAGGACCAAAACTCTTTGGACAGAGTCCCATTAATTTATAACGAGAAAAAACTTGGTTCAGTGAACCACAGAACCACCCCTGAGCCTCAGGACAAGATGTAAAGTTGATTCTTTCTGAATATTGTAATCAGCCATTGTACGGTCATCCTCAAGCTGCTTGCCTGCAAAAATGAGACGTTGTTGGTCTGGAGGAATGCCTTCCTTCTGTTGAATCTTTTCTTTTACACTTGAAATAGTATCAGTACTTTCTACCTCAACTGTAATAGTCTTGCCAGTAAGCGTCTTTACGAAGATCTGCATCTTTACTATTATACTTTACAATTTTTTAAGTGGCGAGTGAGAGAATCTCTAGACGAATATTCATTATCACATGTTTTACATGTAAATTTTTGATCCTTATTTACATGAGCTTGTAATTCATGTCTTCTTCTATTTGCAGCTATAGTGTATATATTATCACAAAAATTGCATTTGTATTCTCCTTTGTAACCCTTTTCAAAATTTTGAATTGCTGTTTTCATTTGTTCAATTTTATAAGGGATTTTCATGTATGGCTTTATATCTTCTAAGAATTCAAGAGCTTGACAGTGATTAAGTGACCATTCATTTCCATAACAAGTTTTGTTCTTGCTTTCTCTAATTCGTTCTCTAACACTTCCACCCCAGATACCTTTGCCAATATCTAGAGGGGTTTTATCATTTTGAGATATACAAAGTCTTAGACGATTATTATTACTTTTATCATTTGATATTGAACCTTCACCTTCATAAAATCCACAAAACCAAATGATAAGTTCAGTAGATTTTGCCATATTTATTAATATATGCTGATATTTTTTATATATCTTTGTCAGTCGACTGAATTGGAGCCTCGGCGGGAACCTTTGGGCACCCGCACTCGCATTCACATCCCTGGCAATCGGGCCCGCATCCGCACTCGCACCCGCACGAGGCTGCCTTTGCATTCAAAGCCTCCTCTATCAGGGCGGATACGCGTGAAACTGGGACGTCGTCCTCCTCATCGGAAACCTCCTCTTCCTCCTCAATGGGAACCTCGGCGGGAACCTCGACGGGAACCTCGACGGGAACCTCGGCGGGAACCTCGACGGGAACCTCGGCGGGAACCTCACGGACAATCACCCATGAAGTTGTGGCTCCGCTAATCTTATTTATTCTCAGAGAATCACCGTCTGGAACAACGCAGTGACCACCATCATATGCATTATAGATGCTCCCAGATTCCTCGATAGTCCACTCGAAATCATACTCGGGATGCTCCAGTTCCGAGGCGTCCATAAGTATAAAATAGCTGTGGCGAATATACATACCCGTATCTACGTTACGAATGTGACCCTCCGAGTCAATTTCGTACGTAGAACCCTCACTTGCCAGCCGAATTCTATCACCACCGCTTGCCCAGAAAAGACCTGTTCCTGGTTGCTGAATCTTGAACGACATTTATATTATAAGGTGAGATTTTTTTAAGTCTCTAAAATTTTCGTGTCTTGTCGACGTAAGGGTCAAGGTTCACATGAAAGAATCAAATGGATCTCACCAAGCTTCGACCGACATACAGTCAGTTCCGTACCGATACCTTATCGGTCGAGGATGGTCGCGCCCGTATGCATGTTGCACCCCCTGCTGCACCCAAAAAAGCCGCCCTTGCACCCCCTAAGGGCAAGGGAGGGGAACTCTGGCGAAAATTGTACGACCAAGCAGTGGTGAACAAGCACCCCAACCCTGAACTTATAGCTGACTCGATGCTCCGGGCTCGCGAAAAGACCCTCAAGATTGAGGCAGAACGGCACAAGCTCAAGGTGACTGACAAGGTGCCCAAACCCGCCGAGACGGTTGTTGCAGCAAAAACTGGGGTCAAGCGAGCACGCGTGATCCCACTTGGTTCTCGCTGCGCAGCAACCAAGATGGACGGCAAGCAGTGCGAGTTCAAGCGGCACCCCGACTGTGGGAAATTTTGCTCCAAGCACGCGGTGAAGCTCTGAACAAAAACCTCTGAATAGTGTAATGGAGATGAATTGGAACATAATTTGGGCGGCTATCGCCATCAACTTTTTACTCGTCTATATCGTCCCTCGTCTTATAAAGAAACCTACAGGAATTCAGGTCATTGATGACGTGGTCCTGTACCTCAACTCCCAGAAGGGATTTTTACTCGCGTCCTCTATAGTCCTCGCAGGTGTCATATACGGCGCGCACTACTGGGTGAAATCATCTGGGGGCGAGGGTTCACCCGATTTTTAATATTGATCAAAAGTAAATGTTCAAGACCACGAATGCCGCTGTTAATAATATTAAAAAGGCTAACGAGAAGATGAATAATGCAGCGGTTGCTGCCGCAAATGCTCAGCCCGGAAACGCCCTTCGCAGTGTGAATGCTGCCGCGGGTAACCTGGCGAATGCCAATAATCAGCTGAATAATGCCGCAAATCAGGCACGTAACCTGGGTCTGAACAAGGTGGCTGCCAACCTGAAGAATGCCGCAAACAAGGTTAAGCAGGCAAAGTTGGCAGAGGCTCTAGGTCACACAGCAAATGCTGTGAAAGCGATGAACACACGTTCGCCATCAGCTCTCTAGTGTGTGTATGCTCCCACGACATCACGCGCTTTTCGAAGCAGTCCCGCATGTGTTGAGCAAGCACCTCAGTGGAGGGGTGACCCCACTCGAGATCCTGTGTAAATAGAAAATCGTCGAAACCTATGGGTCCCAGTTTACATGGTACGACCCACGGCGTTTGAACATACTCCTTCAGTCCCCCATAATCTGTTATAATGACGGGTTTGGACATGAGGGCAGCCTCTACAGCTCCCATTCCGACCCCCTCGGAGTGTGAGCAGTTGATATAACAATGACAGCTCGCGTGAATCCTGTCCATGGCATCGTCCGACAGGAGACCGTTAATCACAACAACTCCAGGGATGTTCAGTTGCAAAGGCTGAATACACGTAGCTTTGAGCACCAGGCGCGCCTTGTCCCTAAAATTACACATCTGAAAAGCCCGTATCAGACCATTCAGATTTTTACGTGGATCCATCATGTTACCTATAGAATAAAAGGTGTATGGTGTCACCTCCGCGGGACTCTTTGCTGGTTTCTCGTAGGCGAAAAGGGGAAGAACCTTCCACTCCACCTCTGGAAACTGATTATTGAAAACATTCTTACAGAAATCAGAAGCCACATAGAGCGTCTTGTACTTGCACAAAATACCGTATACTGGATTCACGGTTTCAGTTTCACAGATTGTCATATACGTCATCTTCTGACACAGGGATGCGTATTGATCAATAATATTGAGCTGTTCTTGAATGGGCAACACAAAAGCAAACCCCGCGTCATATTTTTGATTTTTTGGTGGGTGACCAATTTCACAGTACTCAGTGTCGTGACCCTGTGAACGCAGGAGGTCTGCGTACCGATTTGTCACCTGCCCTATACCCGCAAGGAGTCTAGGTCCTACAAACAGTATCGTCATTAACATCATTAGTAATCATCCGTTTAACTAAATCCTCAAACGAAATCTTTGGAGTCCATCCTAAAACTTCACGAGCTTTGGTAGCATCAGCGATGAGAACATCAACCTCTGCCGGTCGGTAAAACTCTGGGTTGATTTTTACAATAATTTCATCACCCACTTTACCTACCTCATCCTCTCCCTGACCTTCCCAACGAATGTCATGATGAGTGCAGTTGACTGCAATTTTAATAAAGTCGCGGATGCTGTGCGTCTGACCAGTGCCAATAACGAAATCATCTGGTGCGTCTTGTTGAAGCATCAGCCACATCGCCTCTACATAGTCCCGAGCATGACCCCAGTCGCGCTTCGCATCCAGGTTACCCAGCTCGATGGGCTTGCGCGTCTTGAACCACTCTGCAAGTCCCAGGGTAATCTTACGCGTCACAAACTCCTCACCCCGGCGCTCAGACTCGTGGTTGAAGAGAATTCCAGTACAGGCAAACATCCCATACGACTCGCGGTAATTCTTGGTGATCCAGTACGAAAACAGTTTGGAAACTCCATATGGGCTTCGTGGGTAAAATGGGGTAGACTCGTTCTGGAGAGGCTCCTGAATCTTTCCAAACATCTCAGACGTTCCAGCCTGATAAAATTTGAATTTTGAACTAAAATTAGTCTGATGGATAGCTTCTAGAATTCTCAGGGTTCCTAGGGCATCCACATTTGCAGTGTACTCTGGCTGACTGAAAGACACCTTGACATGGGACTGGGCGCCAAGGTTATAAATCTCGATTAAATCATACTGCTCGAACGAATTTATGATTGAATTTATACGAGCAGTATCCGTGAGATCACCCTCGACTATGTGGAACTCGGGGTTGGTCTTGAGATGTTCGATACGTTCGTGCTTCCGCTCAGAACAGTACCGGGCTAGACCATAGACTGCGTAATCCTTTTGCAAAAGAAACTCAGCCAGGTACGAGCCATCCTGCCCCGTCACACCGGTAATAAGTGCCGCCTTCATGAGTTACCAAATATCATACGCCTTATCTGATAATTTAAAAAAGCTATCCTCAATTCTAACGAATTTTGAAACAAAATTGTTAACAAAACCTCGCGATGGAATCTACTGAGTGGACATCTGACCCATATCATCGAGACCCAAGATGATAGATACTCAAGGGTCCCCATTAAAAGAAAATGTATATAAACTTTAGATGAGCTTACTTGGAGTTCTGGCAATGACAAGTGCTGAATTATTTGGAAATGCACACCTCAAGTGGTACTCGGATAATGGTAGTCACCATCACCTGGGGCTGGGTATCCTGGCATGGGGTTTTGTTCTTTTCTTTCTGATCCAGACACTGAAAACTTCCAGCATGATGTGGACGTGCATCATGTGGGAAGCTATGATCGTTATAGGAGGCGCGATAACTGCATATGTATTTTTCGGTGAAAAGTTCACTCACTGGATCCAGTGGCTCGGGGTTCTTCTCGCCATTGGTGCCGCAATGTGTATAAATTACAAGTGTAAATAAACACGGCGACCGTGATTAAAATAAGATGGATCCGTTTCACAAGCACCTGATTGAACGGATCACCAATTTAGAAATAGAATTGAATGCCCTCAGGGAGGTGACATGGCCTGTATGTCAAAGCTTCTGGGACAAAAATGGACTTTTTCAAAATAGGGAACAAAAAAAGAGTTTTTTCAAGTGGTTATTTGAGGAACAAGCTTTGAATCTCCTGAAACTCAAGGCTCGGTTTATTGGAACTTCCCCAAGTTTAGCCTTTTCAGAACTTCAATGGATCCGGGTAGAGGTACCTGGTCAGGGCGAGGAATTAGTATAGTCTTGCCATCCGTGTGAAGTCCCTGTGTAATGTATTCTTGAAACAGTTCAGGTGTCTGTGATGCGTGGTGTCCATCCTTGGCGTGTGCAAAGGTTTGCATCTTGTTCCAGACGTGCATCGGCGTTCCGAAGCTGCTCAGGTGCCATCCCGCATACTGTATAACTGGGAACTTCCAGCGATTGTCCCGAAAGTAATTTGGTCCACTTCGCTTGAGGAGTTCACAGTTGGTGATTACCGTGCCGATCCATGGCTCACCTGTAAACAGATAATCTAATGAGTACTCGAACATCCACATATGAACTGAGTTTACTACGTGGGGCAGCTTTTCAAAAGGAACAACTTTCATATCAGGAATTTCATCCACGTCACTTATCATCACGATTGCGTCACTTGGCACTCCCTCGAGTCCCTTCAGAATGCACTCGCGCTGATACTTTTCACGACACCATGGGTTTTCATCCTTGGGCGCCTCCTCTGCAGTCATTATGATGTGCGTGATTTTGGGGAGCCACTTTGCGAATCGCTGCTTGTTGTTTTCGAAAAATAGTTCTTTTGGACCGCCGACATGATTGACTTCCGCTTCGACGAGAATAAATTTATCAACATAACGATCGAGAAGCTCAAGACGGAGCTCGAGAATATCGAGCTCGTTGTAGAACATGAACCCATCGCAAATCATGTCCTGTAGTTAAAATAACTCTTGCCCTTAACTTCCAAAGATTTCAAAACATTGAGGTAATTTTCGTGATGACCTCCCTGAAATTGATGGTGGAGAGCATCGGGTTCGAAACCGTACTGGATTTGTTGAATGTGACCGATGTGACATTCTGGGGTATAGACTGTCTTGAGGGTCACCCCCTGCTTGGTAAGTAGGTTGCTCAGGATGACGTCATCAGCAGCCCGCGCCTCCTCACGCAACTCCTTAAACTCCTCAGTCATTTTCTGGATCCAGCCCGCCTTGACAATGACTGCCCCATATCCCTCAAGAACATCCACGGGAATCCCGTGCTGACGAGGATACCTCTTTTCAAAATAATTTTCAAACTTAAATCCCGAAATACCCCAGGCGGATTTCTCATCAGTCTTGAACCACTTGAGAAGGTTCATCACTAATTTTGGATCATAATTGGTGTCATCATCAAGGTAGATGATCAGGTCCTCGGGATCCAAAAATTGTGCCGGTCCAAAAACCTTGGTACCAGGACCCATGTCTTCACACTCAAAATTAATTTTCAATTTTGAATCAAAATTGATGAGGTCTGGAGGGAAGCTCTTGTCCCAGTCAGGGAACCGGTTATAAGACTTGGGGATATTTATCCATATTTCATGACATGTCTGAGCGAGTAAATTTTGGGTTACACCCTGAAGATATTTGAACCTAGAAGGGATACTGGTCAGACTGATGATGACCTTCATTAGAAGTTAAAAGATTTATTACTTTATATTTGTATGAATATTGAGTACAACGAAGATTGGATATTTACTAAAAATGGTGCTTTTGAAACTGATCCGACCGATATTTATATTCACTCGAATATGCTCAATAATCGTGTATATGAACACGACCTTATAAATCAAGTGATTAAACCATATATTGAAAAGGCTAAATATGTAGTTGATGTTGGTGCAAATATAGGATGTCATTCAATAAGTTACGGGCGTTTCAATCCAGATGTGACTATATGGGCTTTTGAACCCCAAAAGAAACTTTTTGATATTTTAAACAGAAATGTATCAATTAATAAACTGAAAAATATAAAAACGTTTGATTTTGGGGTTGGTCACAAAGAAATGAATTGTACTATGAGTTCTCTTGACAAAGTGTATGATGAAATGAAAAACGGACACAACAAAGGTGGTCTTGGTATAGGTCATGGTGGTGAATCTATTGTTATAAAAACATTAGACTCTCTCGACTTACCAGGTCTTGATTTCATGAAAATTGATGTGGAAGGTGCTGAAGGTCTTGTTATCAAAGGAGCTGAAAATACAATTAGAAAGTTTCATCCGACTATATTATTTGAACATAATTACCAACGTGTAGATCCTAAGAGTGTAGATCTGACGCATGTTCCGACTCCCTTTGAAGAACTGACGAAACTTGGATACAACACATTTAGACATGTGGAAAACGACAATTATATCACAGAGGGTTAAAAGAATCAAAACTTTATCCGTAAATGAAACACTTTGTGGTTCATGATCCCAAGTTGGTTCATCGTCGCGAGTTTCTTGAAAAGCATCTCCAGGAGCGTGAGATTACAGATGTCGAATGGGTCACAGGATTCAATTCTGATTCAAAATTAGTAAAGTGGCTCCACCAACGGACCCAGACCCCCATGGCTCTTGGTTACCTGTCGTGTACTGTTAAGCATTATATCATACTCAGTGAGATTGTCAGACAAAACATATATGAGGCGATCATCCTTGAGGATGACGTGGTACTTCACAAGGACTACTCGCAGTTTGTGCCACTGGTCGGCGCCAAGTTTATCAAGCTGGGTATCGGGGTGAACTGGCACCTGAATCCGGGTCTGACACCCGTACAAACACCCAACTATGGATGCTCCGAGGCTCAATATGTGACTAGAGATATGGCGCAGTACATACTTAACAACCTTAATTTTGGACACTGTGTGGATATTGTCTACTGGGCTATTTTGAATCATACGAAACACCCATTAGTGACTGTGCCGCTGGCTCACCAGACATCTATCCTCGAGGGTTCGGGGACGACTGGTCAGTCAGATTCTAAAAAGGAAATGTCGCTCAGGGATTTTATCGGGGGTTGGGGTACTCTCCCGAAACTTACCTGGACTGATCTGATGGCTGAGTACGATAAGATTCATAGAGTTGAGGATGACTTTGTAAAAAATTTTGGAAAAAGATTAGAAATAGTGAACGCCGAGTATATCAGATGCCGTCAAAATGCTTGATGTGGAAGATGGGCATCTGAACACCCAACACTGGTTCAGTGGTACAGGACACCAATCGCACCTCCTGAGTGACGATACCGTTCGAAACTACAGGAAACACAAAAGATCCATCCTGAATAACATTATCAAGACCCATGATAATCTCATAGGGAACGTGGTCCCCAGATTTTAGAGTAAAAATACGCGGATGCTTCGCCTCCTGAATGTCAGCCACCACCTGATCGTCCGGAGTCTTGAACTTTTCAATCGCGTCCCGCTGGGACTGGTCAGGAGCTACAAAAGTGATGGGACGCAGCACAGGCTCCCAAAAGTTGAGCTCGAGTTCTGGAGACTCGGAATCATTCTTAAAATCAAGCTCGGTCGGGTACGACTCGTCGCTTGGAGTTGCGTCCGTGACAAGATCCTTGCGGACCCACGTGCACTCGAGGACCGTGGGCATCTTACGCACGCGGTCAAGCTGGACATAAGGCTGCTTTGGATAGTTGTTTCCGTGAATATGGACCAGGTAAAACTTTTCATTCAGGCTTTGAATAACATCGAGGGGAGCCTTGTCCATATCATGGATCTCAGCAATCAGCTGCGTCACGCGGGACAGGTCGGCGGTACGGAACACATCCCACTCGGCTCCCTCGATATCCATCTTGAGGACAAACTGCTCGCCATCAAGCAGGTGGCGCTTCACGTGAGTCTCCAGGGTGAAAAGGGGCGCCTCATCCTTTGTGGAGATGCCCTCGGGTGTGAAAATGATTTTTGGATTCAAATTAGTTGGTGGCTGAACGGTATGGTCAAAGATATAAGCGGGTACATCAAACTTGCTAATAAAATCATTATCAAATGCGACATTCACGTCGACCCCGTACCCAATCATACAGGTGGCTCCAAAAAGAGAGTTGAGCATCACGTAACCACCGTCGCGATTCTCACCGACGCGAATCTTGGGCACACTGACATTCCACGGGCGAAACATTTATTAAACCAAGAGTTAACCCTTTAACAGTGTAGCAGCAGAGTCCCAGGGTCTTTTCAGGTAATCTTCTGGATGACCGATTCGGTAAGGCAGACCATACTTTGGAATCCTGTAAAGAGTTTTCACACTGTTTGTTCCAAAGAAGAGCTTTTCGGGTTCCAGGTCGTCTCGTACGAAAAATAGATTTACACCGACATTGTCGGCGCACACCAGACTGTACCCGAGGTGGCGTCCGAGAATGTACAGAGCCTCGATCGATGACCCGTGATATTCAGTACCATCCCACACGTGGTCACTCTTGTAAGGCATGACGCGATCAATTCCCGGCGGGATCTGTCCGGTGTGTTCGATGACGAGAACTCGTGGTCTGCACACGTTATTCAGCTCACGCCAAACGTGCCAATCATTGCCATCAATATCAATAGAAACAAAGTCTGGCTCGGCGGGAACGTCATACTTTGCACACAGCTCTTTTATATTTTCAACAGTGATGAACTCTTGATGGATTTGAGAATATGAACAATCGAACTTGGAGCCGTTCCACAAAACTCCTGTGAACCCATGCTTTTCATGCAAAATCTGGCTGTTATTGCAAACATCAGTCGCACCAAATTCTAGAAACTTTTTATTAGTAAAGCCAATCTTGTCGAATATAGTCATGGTTATACCATCCTCTCCATTTTGGGAGTAAATTCGTTTGTTATGCTCTGCGAGATATGTTAGATTTTCTGGGATGTCAACTGGAATTGTTAATTTTAGTTTTGAATTAAGTGTTTCTACAAGAAATTTATTCAAAGGGCGCATTTCAGTCAGGAGTTGAATATGTAACTGGTCCATTTTTCTATTAAACAAACTTGATTCTTAAGCCAGCCATCATAAAATTGTGCAAATTATTATCATCTCGTGAAAGTGCGTGAGTTTGGGATTCGGGTTCCTGGACCCAGATGGTTGACCAATCGTCACCCCTACGTCCTGCCCATGGATAGCACACCACCTTCTTTTTGAGACCCTTGTGTTCGAGGTGTTTGGTATACAAATAATCGTCAGACAAATATATGTATTTTTCGGAAGTTTCAGTGAGGGGTTCAATGACGGGAAATCCGTCCATATCTTTGCGTGGAATGAGCATGCCGAACGCACACTCGAGCATCTCAGTCTCCTGACCGTGACCCTGGAACAGGCAGTACCCGAGGCGCCCCCACATACGCATCGTCGTCTCTGGGTAGGCAAGACCCGAGTATCCCACAGGACACTTGAACTCCGAGTAACCTTTCACCAGTCCCTCGAGGAACCGGGGTTGATAAATCATATCATCATCCAGGATGACCAGTAAAGTCTCCGGGTCTTTTTCGAGTTCCAGGGTAGGGAGGAGTTTGGTCAGGACCCCATAGTCTTTGCACTTATTCACTATGACCCCCATGGAAACTAATTTTGGTTCTAAATTAGGATCGGGTCCACACTTGAACCTTGGGTACCACTCTGGTAGGTTCACATATATGGCGTCAGGCTGGACTGTACCGTACTTGAGGGAATTAATCATTTTTTTAACAAATTTTTCACGGGTTGGAATGGTGGTGGTCGTGACAACGACTCGGACCATTTCATAAATTAAACTTAATAACTTTATTTCAGAGTTAGCATGTACATTGTGGATCTTATGAGAGCTATAATTTCATCCTGAATATTCTTCAGATATGAATCCTTTGGGAGTTTCACGAGGCGGATACGTGTGATCAGATTTCTGAAATAGGCACGCGCCTTTTTGGGGTCTGACATGTATCTCTTGTTCATAGTGACACACTTGAGGCGACCGTACTTGCCCATATAGGCTTCAGCCCATGAATCCAGTAGAGGGACGATACCTTCGTAATAATTCTGAAGAGCTTTGTGCTGGGCATATGAGTTGGTGGTTAGGTGAAAGGCGTGTGCCTGTTCGCGAGAGTTCATGAGCATACCGAGGTAACGGTTAGCCGCCATACTCTAATTTTAGATTAAAATTCATTCTTGATGCTGTTGACCAGACCTCCGGCGTTGAACCCTAGTCCAAACATGACACCCAGTGCCATGAGGATAAACCCTAAAACAAGCAGGGCAGTGTTACGGGAATCCTTTGGTTTTTTATTTTCTCTGGTGACGAGGATAAGTCCTGGGATTCCAAAGGCTAGACCAATCGCCATGCTCCCTGCAACAGCGCCCAGCGCGCCTCCTGCTCCTGCAAAGCTCGAAAGAAAAATGCTCTTGTATTTTCCCATTTATTTTTAGTCAATAATTTTATTTGCATAAAGTAATGAACAGTCTCAAATTTTTGAGATATTGCAAAACGCACAAGGCGCTGACTATTCCCAAGCGTAATTTTGTGGTATCACTGGGTGGTGGTATGGCTGTTAAGCTGTACCTGATGGCGCGCGGTGTTACTCCACTGCCAAAGAAGGTGGCAAGCACAACGGATTTCGACTTTACATTTGCAGTCGATCACCCACTGACCGATGCGGAGGTTGAGAAATATTCATTCAAGATGTACAATATAATGTACAACTTTATGAAGGGGTTCATACGCCCAGACAAGCTCAAGATCAAGAGCTACGCGCGCAAGAGTCACATACCTGCAACTGGAAAGCGCACGTACCACGTTATTCAATTCAAGGATGAAAAGGGGGAGGATTTCGTGGATTGCACGCTCGCGTACATCCCAGGTACTAGCCGGACTCATATAAATTCAGATCTTTCCAAAAAATTCGGTCTCCCACTCAAGAAGCTCAAGTACATGTACAAGGATGTCCTGGTTGTTCTCGCAGGTTCATTCGTGTACAAAAAGATTATGCCCAGAAATCCACTCGGTAAAAATAAGCCAGAGAAGGGTCTGCGCAATACGGCGCGCGTCGCCGCACTTCAAAAGGTGAAGGTTTCTTCACCCAAGACCGTCAGAACAACAGAGTTTATAAAGGCTATTCGGTCGAAGCAAAAGACTCTGGCTGCTAGAAAAGCCCGTGGAATTATCAGGAGCATTGCCAATGCTAAAAAATTATTGGGTACTCTTAGATGAAGAGATTCACAGTGACACTCGTCGTCGTGTCATTTTTTATTGGACTCTTGGTGATGTGGATAATCAGTGATCGGTCGAGGGGTTTTGAGACGGATGAAATGCCGTGGGACGGACCGCAGATGATTAACGATATTTTAGATCAAAACGAGTGCAATTATATAATTAACAAGGCTGAGAGTTCGTTTGCGCGGAGTTCAGTGGTGGGAATTGACGGTCCAGATGAGTCGCGCACGAGCGAGACGGCGTGGATCGGCAAGGATGATCCTGTGGCTCGTAAAATTTTAGAACGGGCATGTGAATTAACCGGTAAATGTTATAAAAATGCAGAAGATTTACAGGTTGTTCGGTACAAGCCCGGGACGTATTATCGCGCTCATCACGACGCCTGTTGTGAGGACTCTGAGGCGTGTTCGCTATTTGAAAATAAGGGAGGTCAAAGGGTCGGGACGCTCCTCGTATATTTAAATGACGATTTTACAGACGGTGAAACTCACTTTCCAGATTTCGGGGATTTGAAGATGAAAGCGCCACCTGGATCAGCCATATTCTTTAAACCCCTCGGAACTGAAGATAAATGTCACCCCAAAGCGCTCCACGCCGGTTTGCCAATTTCATCCGGTACAAAATATGTGTGCAACGCGTGGGTACGGGAGAATGAGTTCACGTGATGACGTGGCGAAATTTTCGTGTCATGTCGAAGTTAGGGTTTGGATTTGGGAGAGTAAGAACAACCAACTCTCGACCTTCACCCGTCGCTACTTAAACACCAGACCCGTCTACTACCCAAGGCGAAATGGCTACCACCTTTGCTCTGGCTGTTGACAAGATGGTCCGCGAGCGCGACATTGCTTTCCTCCAGAAGATTGCGGAGGATTACAATCTGTCTTTCGAGGAGCTTCAGGAGAAATACACGACCGTTGCGGAGGAGGCAGTCAAGGTGAAGCGTCCGTACAAGAAGCGCGAGCCTAAGATGGTCGAAATCACCAATGCCGAGGGTGAGAAGATCCAGGTGGCGGTCAAGGAGGACAAGGAGTCTTCAAAGGAGAAGAAGACTTGCGAGGCGCAAACCTCTAAGAAGGAGGCTTGCAAGTTTAGCGCTCTGAAGGGGGGGTGCTTCTGCAAGCGCCACCAGCGGCAGCACGAGGAGGAGCAGAGCGGCGAGCCTGCCCCTAAGAAGGCTAAGAAGGAGGTGGTGCAGAAGCAGCCTCAGCCTCTGCACACCCACGCCCTCGATACTCAGGGCAAGGAGTGCCACCTGTGCGAGTCGCACGGTAACCCCCTGACGAGCGACGGCGACGATTTCGAGCTGGTTATGCCGGCGGAGGAGATCGAGGAGTCCGAGGAGGAGGAGACCCAGGCACCGGCACCGGCAGCCCTATCTGCCGCTCAGCGTCTGGCGGCTATGCTCGAGGAGTCCGACGACGAGGAGGAGTCCGACGAGGAGGAGGACGTGGCAGTGGACCTCGAGGATGCCGAGGCTAAGGCTATGGGCTTTGGCTCTGACTACGAGGACGAGGAGTAAACCTCTCTATCATACTGGCAAACTCGGTGCGGAGATAAGTAAAGTCGGAGCGTGATAATCTATACAGTGTAATGAACCATAGCAAAGTTAAACCAACCCATACTAGTCTCTTTTCTTCGTCCTTGTCTTTTACTGTATAAATAGGCTTGAGAATAGTCCCCACAAATGATTCGTTTTTATAAATTGGTATAAATATCTGCCCGAAAAACGTATCGTCATCTTTTTTACCAGATACTAACTTTTCCATTTCTGTCAAGGCACAGACGGTCTGATTGGTCGCCCAGTGTAACATCACGAATGGAATAGTTAATGCGTGCATTGACAGGAAATAGTCACCCCCAATAAATGGGGTTGCAAGTATAAATATCCTAACGAGTACATGAATAATTTGAATTATAATTTTCAACATCTATAAGGTGCGCATAAAAAATTCGTGTGTTGTCAACGCCGCATAATGAAGTTGGTGGATTATAGAAAAAGCAAATGTCCGCCTTCAAGCGTCCCACGCTGCGTACGCTCGGCGGCGTTTCCAAGGTCTTTACGACTGTTCAGCAAGGGGGTGCCTCAGTTTCAGCATGGGTAGCTGATACGAAAATACGGGCGGTAGCTACGGGTACTCCCGGGCGCGTCGGTGAGATTTGCACCGAGATGCACCGCGGTGACTGTGTGAAGCGGACCCCCTTGACCCAGTGGACCCCTCCTTGCGAATACGAATTTTATGCCGAAAAGTCTCTCGCAGAGAATGAGCGGGCGGCTTATATCGAGCGGTGCAAAAAGTGGTTCGCGGATCATCCTACCCGGACTCCCAAGGCGCCCAAGGCGCCCATCGAATACGACCGGGAAATTATTGCCGATTTTTATAGCAAAATTAACACCATGCCGTCGATCGAGGAGCGGGTTGCGGTATTTCGCAAGGCTGGTATGCCGGAGTGGCGGATCCAGAAGCACGTTGCGTGGCATGAGCTGATGGAAGCCACCTCAGACGAGCGGCAAAAGGTGATCGACGACATCTTCGGGGTTTACGTACCCCCCAAGTCCAAGACCAAGACGGCGACCAAGACCAAGGTGATCAAGCCGGTTAAAAAGAAGATGCCTTGATTAGATAATGGCAAGTGATAAAAAGATTAGATGGGCGGACATTGAGGATGATGAAGAGCTTGAACTTGCAATTCCAATCGTAATTTCGAAACACGGTATTAAAGTGAAAAAGTCCTACGTCCCCCCGCATCTGCGTACAGATAAAAGCCCGAAGCGTATAGAAGAGAAGAAGAATGCCTCATAGGTGTGAGGTGTGTGATGAGGTATTCAACAAATCGAATCACACCCAAGTAAATTGTCCCTTTTGTGAGTACGAGTCGTGTACCGATTGTAATGAGCGCTATCTCCTCGAGACGAGTCAGGATGCACACTGCATGGCGTGTCGCAAGGGGTGGACCCGTGAGACTCTTTCAAATAATTTTACTCAAAAATTCGTTGTAAAAAAATACAAGGAGCGTCGCGAAAATCTTCTGCTCGAGCGTGAAAAGAGTATGATGCCCGATACCCAGGTTTATGTTGAACTCGAAATGAAGGTTCGCAAGCTTGGAAAAGAGATTGCAGCTATGCGCCTAAAGCACAGCGACGAATGTCAAAAATGCTATAAAATCAGAGATCAGCCGCTCGGACCTCTTGCAGTTGCTAATAATCTTACTACGGAATTTGAAGCACTCATACTTCGGCACAAGCTTGGACAGGAGTCTCGAAAGTCAATTTCTGAGATAACGATTGATATAGAAACTCACGAATGGCACCAGAATGAGTTAATTTCGCGTATTCATGGTGGGCGGGCAGCCGATGTAGAAAAGCGTGCGTTTGTTCGCGCGTGTCCGTATGCCGATTGCAGGGGTTTCCTAAGTACGGCATGGAAGTGCGGCTTGTGCGAGAATTGGGCGTGTCCTGATTGTCACGAGGTCAAGGGACTCGAAAAGGACACCCCACACACGTGCAACCCTGATAGCGTGGCGACGGCTCAGATGCTAGCGAGGGACTCGCGCCACTGTCCCAATTGTGCATCTATGATTTTTAAAATTAACGGGTGTGACCAGATGTGGTGTACTCAGTGCCACACGGCTTTCAGTTGGCGTACTGGTCGTATCGAGACGCACACTATTCACAATCCTCATTATTATGAATACAGGCGAACTCACGGCGGGATGCCACGTCAGGCGGGCGATGTGCCGTGTGGCGGGTTGCCCGACTGGGGTTCGATTTCTAGACGCTTGAACGCACCCCAAGGTTCAGCTCTTCAAGTAGTCATCACAAATGCGTACCGTTCCCACGGTCACGGGCAGTACATAGTTTTACCGCGGTACGTCGAGGAGGATCGTCGCAACGAAAACCGGGACCTTCGTATCAAGCTCATGATAGGTGACATAGATGAAGATGAATTTAAGAAGAAAATTCAGCAGCGCGAAAAGGCGAAGCTGCGTAAGCAGGACATCCGACAGGTGGTTCAAATGTACATCACGGTCCTTACAGATTTATTTCAGTCTTTCCAGACCAATCACAATACCGATGAACTCTTTGAATCCCTGAACGGACTACGGAACCACTATAACACAACCCTAAAAAAGATTCAGGTTGTTTATAAGTGTGCCATTCCAGAGTTGTACGATACGTTTAATTTTCGCAACTAATTACAGATGTGGCGCTTGGGAGTGTTGCTGATAGTCCTCGTGGTGTTGGTTTTATTGTTTCTGAACAATAAAAGCAATTTCACTAATAAAGAAATTCCCAAAACTATTTGGACGTTTTGGGACTCGGACAAACTCCCACCCTTTGTTGAAAAGTCGATAGAGAGTTGGCGCAAGTTCAGCCCCGACTTTACTATTCACGTGGTCACTCCAGCCACACTGAAAGATTTTCTTCCAGATGTTGATTTTTCATCGAAGAAAAACGACTTTATTCAGAGAACGGCTGATTTCGTAAGGGTTCACCTGGTGGCAAAGTACGGGGGCATCTGGTCGGACGCGTCTGTGGTGGCGACTCGGTCACACAACTGGGTCATCCATGAGCAGCAGTCTCGGGGGTTCGAGTTCTTTTCATACGAGAATCCCAGAGACCAGACACTCCCAGACTATCCGGTGGTAGCCAACTGGTTCTTTGCCTCCATACCAGAAGGTAATTTTGTTACAAAATGGAGGGACGAATTTGACCGGGTGAGTAACTTTGAAAAGGTGGAGGACTATATAACTGACATCAAGAGTAAGGGTGTGGATACTCAACGAATTCCAGATCCAAATTACTTGACACAGGACTGTTCTGCTCAGGCAGTTCTTCAAAAGGAAATGACACCTGAAGAAATAAAGCGGACTATGTACTTTCTGAACTCGGAGGAGGGACCTTATAAGCACTCTCATGATAATGGATGGGACCCGGCAAAATCTGTTCAAAGTTTATGTGATACACCTGGAACGGAATTGCCAGATCTCATCAAGGTGTATGGGAACGAGCGGCGCGCCATAGAGGCGGATCCCCAACTCGAATGCGCTTACAAGATTTTTGATACTTAAATATATGGATGGTAATTTAAAAAAGATGAAGATATACTGTTACTATAGGGGCGCATTCCCTTTTCACATGTTTCCGTTTATGCGTCGGTGTTTCTCATGTCCAAATTTAGATTTGTTACAGAGATGAACCGATAAAACCGGGGCGGGAAGGTGTTATATAATTTTTTCTAGTTTATTGTTAATGAGTAAAATCAATAATGCACGTAAATTAGTAAATAGAATTTCAGAAAATACAGGAAAACAATGGCCATCTATCATGCAGATATTGGGTTCAGGATCAAATGGCATCACGTTTCTCACTGCCAATAATCCACCCAAAGTCCTTAAAATTGCATCAGGTAATGCAACACGCGAGGTTCAGGCTCTTCGTAAGTTACACAACGCTGGATCTAATTTTACTCCAAAATTGACTAATAACTATGTAACTATACGCAAAAACACTAATATAATTAACAAACTATTTCCTTATAGAAATAAGAATGATAGTGATAAAAATGTTATGACGGCTTATGTAATGAACAAGGTTGGTAATACAAGTCTATGGTCATATGTAAAGTCAGGTCATAATTCTGCAAATAATAAACGTCAAATCAAGGAAAGTATCCTGAAAACTATAAATTTTATGCATGCACAAGGTATTTCTCACGGAGATTTACATGCCGGAAATATTCTAGTTGAACTCGATAGCGAAGGTAAAATGAAAAAACTATGGGTAATTGATTTTGGTCGTTATGTCAATATAAAGCCTGGACGGACTGAAAACAATACTTATAAAAATCTTCCATCTATTATGCACAAAAACTATAACTTATTTAACTCGACGGCAAAACCATTCGTAGAATTGCGGACTGGACCAATGGGTCCTTCTAGGCGTAATTTGAACCTTTATAAATACATGTATCAAGGCAATAATAAAAAAGTTCGAAACTAATTTTAGTTATATAATTTCTAACCCTATTGTAATGAATATAGGCGCAGGACAGACGGGGTCCACGTGTTGGTTCTTTTCGTCCCTCAATATATTTTTAACATCAGACAACGGACTAAAGATCTTATGGAATAAGCTTCACGAGGTTTACCCAACCTTGAAACTCAGAGAAAAAAACTATTTCAATTCAAATATAAACGCCCCGTGTCCCTATAAAGGTGGTGTTAAGAAGACGAGCGCTATTTATTTCTGGAAATTTCTGAACCAGTACATCTGCGCTATAGGAGGTCCCGGGCGGCTCATTCCCAAGTCGGGTCTGAACGCATACCTGACGAAGAATATCAAGTGGAGAGGCGCCGGGACGCGCGAATCCAAAGGCACCAGTGGCGCTCACCCATCTTTGGAACTTCCGGCAATTCTCGGACACTTGGGCTTCAAAGTCGGGCGTGATTTCAGAATGTTGGATGCCGAGAGGTGGCGGTACAAGTTCAAGAATAATAGCTGGACAGCGCCGGTTCTCATGTATAGCGGTGGCGGTCACACATATAAGATGAGGGACTTGCTTCTGGAAAAAAAAGGGTACGATCTCACGGGCGCCATCGTATACGTCGCCCCCGCTTTCGAGTCGAACCGAGAACCCCACGTGTGGGCTTGTACTATACGGAATGGAAAGGGATATATATGCGATTCAAATTATCCCACTACTCAGATAGAGTGTAGCTGGTGGCAGAAGACTGATCTCGAGCGTCACTTCATGACGGTCAGCCAGCCGTATAGGACAGGAGTGGCGCGGCTCATGGGATTTGATGTCATCATGTACACGCGCAAGGAATTTACAAACAAAATTGATCCGGTATGTCAACTGCCCAAGTCATACAAACCCCTCACAGTGAACAACGAAAACAAGTTGCGTCAGTTCCAGCAGTGGGGTGGGGGCGCCGTGAATTACCTGAAAACGGGACGCGTAGGTAACGCCCATAAACAGTTCGCTCCAAGAGTTCTCGCCGAGGCTATACGCCGGAACGCGAATAGACCTGTTATGACTGCTAATATTTTCAATAAGTTTGTGAATGAGGCGGGATCTTTTAATCATGGTATGAGACTTTTGCAGGGTGCGAAAAACGCCAAGGGTCTCATGTACAAGATTAATAAGAACGGACCGAATTATAAGAATTACACAAAGAAATTGATCGCTAAATTTCCTAGACAAATCCCCAAGAATACTATCGCGCGTTTCTGGAGAAGTTCAAATTCCAATAGTGAATTTGATCAGCGATTGAGAAGTTACGCTAATCG